GGCTCAGGCTGCGCTGAAGATCTCGGCGATCTTCTTCAGCTCCGGGTTTGCCTCCATAGCCTCGCGGCGGGAGAACGCGGCGAGCTGCTTGCCGTAGCGGCAGACGATCGAGCGGACCTTGCCCTGCTCCTCTTCCGTCAGGGCTTCCCCCGAGCGGGCCTTGACGGCGAGCTTGCTGCCGGTGACGGCGTGCGAGGACATGAACCCGGCCTTGTTCTTGAAGAAGGTGCTCTCCTGGTCCTGCTCGTCCGCGGTCTGCGCCGCGTAGAGCTGCTCCAGGTGCGCGAGGCAGGTGGCGAAGTCGGCCTGCGACTCCAGGATCTGGGCCTTCGTGGCGAAGGGGTAGTTGTACTTGACGCGCTCGGCCTTCGGGGCCTTGGGCTTGCTGGTGGTCGCGGTGGTGTTGGTCTCGTTGTTCATGTTGGTCGTCGCCTCCGGTTTGGTGTATCCGTCTCGCCGCCCGACCTCCGCCGCCTTCCGGCGTCGTCTGTCTTCGCGGCCCGTCATCTCGTGTTCCGTCTAAGCGGCAGGACGGGGCACCTACGGGCAGGGCCGGGGACCGTCCGGGACGCGAGGCACTGGCTCCCTCCCGCTTCGCGGTATGTCCTTCAAGGGCGTACCTACGCCGGTGCGTGAGTCGGGCTCCCCTGCGCGTACGCGGGGGCATGACAACGAGCAAACGCGGCAAGCGGGGCGCACGCCCCGTGGTCCCGACGATCGAGCAGATCCGCGCCTTCAAGTGGGCGGGCAGCCACGCGGCCGACTCGCGGAAGATGGACGCCGTCGACGCGTACGTCGAGGCGCACCACAAGACGGACCCGACGGCGTGCAAGGAGGCGCTCACGATCCTGACGCGCGACGGCATGGGAGAGCCGGGCGAGTGCGACGACGCCGGCCTGCGCAGCTACCTCGCCGAGCGCCCGTAGGTCCTGGTCAGGTGTGCGTAGAAGGGAACACGACGATGGGCAAGGGCAGAAAGGTCGACCCGCTGAAGCTCGAGTGCGGCGACGTGTGCGACGTGGAAGTTATCCTCACCATGCGGGACGGGTCCACGAAGGCCGGCCTCGCCATCGGAGGAGGAGGGGACAAGATCTCCCTCGTAACGAGGGATGGCGGCGTCCGGAGCGAGGTGCAGATCCCCGTCGCGGACGTCGTGACGGCCCACCGGGCCCGTAGGTCCTGATCACCCGTCCGTAGAAGGAGACATGACGATGAAGACCCAGAAGGAAGAGATGGCCATCGCGTTCGTGTCGACGGCCCGAACGCAGCAGGCGTTCCTGGAGATCCAGTCGGGCCCGAGCCCGCTGACCCCGGACGAGGTGCGGCGTCTCATGGAGCGACGTCCGGACAGGTACGCGACCCTCCACGCCTTCGCGTCCCGTAGGTCCTGATCACCCCCGCGTAGAAGGGAACATGACGATGATGAAGGCCGGTCAGCCCGGCCCGGCGTTCTCGGAGGCCGGGGTGCAGAAGGACAGCTGCAGGGCGACGAGGCGCTCGATCTCCGCCTCCGTCCGGCTGTGCAGGCTGTAGCCCTCGAAGAGCTTTCGTAGGTCCGCCATGGCCATCTGGGCGCGCATCTCCAGGGCCTTGCGGGCCTGCTCGGCGGCAAGGTCCGCGCGGACCTTCGCGATGGCCGCCGGGTCCAGGATGAGCTCGTCGGCGCGCCAGCTCTTCTCGCCGTACTCGCGCAGGTTGTCGAGCCGGAACTCGACCTCGCGCGCCTCGGGCGAGGCCTTGGCGAAGACTCGCGCCTTCGTCACGCGGGAGACGGTGACGTCCTGATAGCGCACGCTCGAGCTGTGGCTGTGGGACGAGACGTGCTTGACGAGGCCTTCGGTGCCGGGGACGATCGGGTTGTTCATGCTCTCTCCTAAGGGTGATGGGCCCCGACCTACGGGGCCCCGGTCTCTGCTCAGCCGTCCGAGTGGAAGTCTTCGCGGTCGCTCGCGCCGGGCGTGCAGCAGTGCGGCCCCTCGCAGTCGTGGTCTTCCTCTTCCTCGTCGGTCCCGTCGCCGCCGCAGTCGGCCCACGAGATGTCCGGCCAGTACACGACCACCGACCGCCCCATGGAGTCGGTGCGGGAGCCGCGCAGCTTGGCGACGAGCTCTAGTACGTCCTCCGCGCTGCCGTTTTCGGCGCAGGCCTGGACGACGTCCAGGATCACGGTGACGGCCTCCGACGCGGAGTCGGTGTAGACGGCGAGGCAGTTCTCCCCGTACATGCAGCGGCCGCTGTAGCTGCGGGTCTCGTACTGCGCGTCCTCGAACAGCTCCCGGACGCGCTCGTCCGTCACCGGCTCCCGCGGCGGGTCGTCCACCCTCGTGTACATGGTCCCCGCGACGATCTCGATGTGCTCGGTCCTCGTGATCTGTGCTTCTGTCGTCATGCCCCCTGATACGGGGAGGGGGACGCGATCTCCGGCCGTCACCCGTCTTCGGAGATCACCCGTCGCCGCGCTTAGACGGGGGCATGAACAACAGCAAATCCGGTCTCGTCGGCATCCTCTCCTTCCTCGTCCTGTCGGCCGCGTCGGTCGCCCTGCTCGGCGTCTCCGGCCGCCCGGCGGACGCCTCGCCGGCCGCAAGTGCCGCCCCCTCCGGCGTAGTCCGGGATGCGGGCGAGCCGGCGGTGAGCGTCGTCTGGACGATCGACGAGGTGACCGTCACGCCGCGCAAGCCCGCCGTCCGCCACGCCGTCGCGGCCCCCGTGATCACGGCGTCCAGCGACGTCTGCTACACCAGGGCGTTCGGAGACGGCAACGGCACGTCGGTCCGCACCTGCACCCCGGCCGAGCTGCTCGGCCACTGAGCCGGAGATGGGGCCGCGGAGATCGCGGCCCCCTCCCCGTAGAGGAAGACATGAAGACGATGGTGATCAAGCTGACGCCGGACCAGCACTTGCGCCTCAAGGCCGTCCTCGACCTGGCGTGCGACGCCCGGCCGAACAACCTGGGCCTGCGAGACCTGTGGCACGCCTGCGCCCGGGCCGAGACGGTCGAGACTCCGGAGATCGCGGCCCCCTCCCCGTAGAGGAAGACATGATGACGATCAAGGTGATGATTCCGAGGAAGACCGGGGTGTGGACGCGGTATCACGGGCCGCGCAAGGCCGGCGAGCACGTCACTCGCGACGAGGCGGTGGCGGCATCCCTCAACGTCCTGCGAGACCAGGCCAGGCGCGAGCCCGGACGGCTCACCGTCCACGAGCTGGACGGCAAGAAGACCGTCACGGAGATCCCGCTCACCCCCGCGTAAAGAGGAACATGGACCCAGACCAAGCGTACAAAGACTTCTGCCGCGCCCTCCTCGAGGAGGACGCGAACCAGGCGCGCGAAAGCTACAACGCCATCCGCGTATGGCTGGACAGGGGCGGCTTCGAGCCGTCGTGGACGCCGGCCCAGCGCCGTCAGTTCTTCACCTTCGACCCGTCGACGGGCCGGCTCTCGTAGGTCGGCGCCACGTCCCCTTAGAGGAAGACGTGAGGACGAGGAGGCGGAGGCGGTCGTCTCCGCCATCGAGGCGGCCGTCGACACCGCGTAGGTCGGCCCCACCCCCGCTTAAGGAGGAACATGAAGACGACGATGAGCGGGACGTTCAAGGTGACGGGGAACACGACGCAGGCGCGGGCGGACCGCGCGGCCGCGATCTTCGAGCCGCGCGCCGAGGGCGGACACCGCATCGCGCCCGTAAAGGGCGGCTGGGCGGTCGTACACGGGCCTCGCGGACCGCACGGCGTCCTGGACGGCCGAGGTCGAGACCGGCCGGGCCCGGAACCACCACCTCGTGCTGGACGGCGTGACGGCCGCGACCCCCGAGGAGATCGGGCGCGCGGTCCGGGCGCAGATCGCCATCACCCCCGCGTAGAAGGAGGCACGATGCCAGCGCAGAACGAGATCGGGGCGAGGGCGGCGACGCCGGACGCCCCGGTGCAGGTCATCTTCGTCCGCCTGCCGGCGGACGCGCCGCTGCAGCCCGGCGAGCCCCGCCCGGCCGCGAGGCCCAAGAGGGCCCCCGTCAAGGGCAAGGCCCGTAGGTCCCCCGCCAGGGGGCGTAGGAAGAGACAGGAGAAAAAGACAATGATCAAGACAGTCCTCGCCATCGTCTGCGCCCTCGCCGTCTACGTCGTCCTCGGGTCCGTCCTGCCGCCCTCGGGCGCCGTGGCAGTCACCTTTCCCGTGCTGCGCGCCATCCCGGCCCTCGGCGCCTGGCTCTGCTTCCTGACCTTCAAGGGCATCGCCTCGCTCTGCCTGTTCTCGTACGTCGCGAAGTGAAGAGCGTAGGGGAGGACATGGAGAGCGCGAAAGAGGGAAGGCTCCGGCGGGCGGCCGCGCGGTGGAACGAGAGGACCGCCGTCCACGGCCACCTCGAGGAGCTCAGGCGGGCCGGCTGGGTCGAGTGGCGCAGCGGGCAGTGGAGGCCGACCCCGTCCGGGACTGAGAACGGCCTCGCGCCCTGGAGCGACGAGGCGGCCGCGCCGTAGGCCGGGCCCGCCCCCTCGTACGAGGGGACATGACAAACCGCAAGAACGGGCTCACCTCGCATCGCGTCGCCGCCGGCTACACCGTCGACTACGACCGCTGGGTCTTCGGCCAGCTCGTCGAGGCCGGCCCGACGGCCATGAACCTCGTGTCCTCCAGCCTGTGCCCGCGCGGCCGAGAGGTGGCGGCCCCCGCCATCCTGTCCGACCGGCCGCTGCTCCCCTTCCACCGCCGCCCGCAGGCCGCGTAGGTCCGGGCCCGGGGGCTTAAGGGAGGGCATGATGACGAAGCAAGAGCTTGAGGAGCTGACGCAGAAAGTCCTGAAGAAATGGGGCCTTGTTACTGAAGCACCAAAGGTTGCGATCCGGCAAACGACGCACGAAGTCGCGCAGGGCAATCCTCCGGCCCTCGAAAAGGTCCGAGAGTGGTCCGCCCGGGCCTCAGCCGGAGGTATCCCCGTCCGGGCCGGCTTCGGTCCGACCCGCGAGGCTCGGGGCGCCCGCGTACGAGAAGACATGACGATCACCGAAGAGAGCACGACCTGGTCCGGGATGCTGACGCCGTACGACGCAGCGACCGTGGCCCGCTACGTGGCCGGCGTCAAGCGCTGGCTGATGCGGAGCGGCGGCACGATGGCCGTCCGGGAGGCCGAGGTGGTCGGCGACATGGTGGTGCTCTCCGGCCGGGAGGTCGTGTCCGGCCTCGTGGTCGCGTCGTCCGTCCCGGCCGCCGAGCTCGTCGCGCGCGCCGCGGCGTAGGTCCCGCATCCTGGGGTCTACGAAGGGGCATGAAGACCAAGCCGATCGCGGTGCAGCTCGAGACGTGCCACGCCAACCACGACGGGACGGCCTGGTACGCGTACTATCCGGCCGAGGGCGATCCGGACACGAGCCTGGACGTCGTCCAGGCCCTCTCCGAGGCCGACGGGGCGCCCCTCGGCCTCGAGCGCGAGTACGGCGAGCCCGAGCAGGTCGACAGCCGGCTGTCCCTCGCGGCCGGACTGCGCCGCTTCTGGGTCGGGGGTGCCGTCTGAGGGTTAGCCCTCCTCTGACGTAAGGGTGATCAGATGGACTACCTGATACCGATAGACCAGGCCCGCCTCCTCTGCGCCGCGCTCGGGGCGCTGGGCGTCCTGTCGTTCGTCGCCACCAAGGCCGCGGAGATCCTGCGCATCGTCAAGTAAGGGATGACATGACGAAGCTGAAGGCAGAGCGACTGAGGGCGGACGAGGAGACGGGCACCGAGCTATTCCGGATCACGGGCACGGTCGGGGGCCGGCCCGTCGACGCCGTTCTCGAGGTCGGGGAGGACGGGGACGACATGGCCTGGGACGAGGAGGCGGACCCGTGCGAGACCGCCGGCATCGAGCCGGGGGACGAGGACACCGGGTGGGACGACGTCCTGGAGGCCGTCGACGCCGCCCCGTAGGTCGGCATCATCCCTCCTTACGAGGGGGCATGGACAGCAAGCAGGCAGCGATCGAGGAGTTCCTGGCAGCGCGGGGCCTGGAGCGCCTCCCCGACTCGTCGTACGGCGAGCACGTCAGGTACCTGATGGTCCGGGTGCCGGGCCGAAAGACCGCGGTCCGCGTCCTGGCGAAGGTCGCGGCCCCCTCCGCTTAGAGAAGGACATGAAACACCGCAACGCCGAGATGGCCTGGATCCTGAAGAACGACCCCGCGCGCCTGCGCGGCCGCACCGTCGAGACGGAGCGCCGCAAGCAGGCCGCCACGCGCAGCCGACGCAAGCAGGCGGACCGGCGGGAGATGCGGGCCCGGGCCGCGTAGGGGAGGGCATGAAGCTCTCCGACCTGGTCGCCTTGGCCCAAGGATCCGATCCCGAGATCACCGTGTACGAGGAGGACGGGGAGCACTGGCGTCTCTTCCCGGCCCGGGGGCGCCTCGTCGGAGGGCGCGTCATCCTGTTTTCCGAGCCCGGGGCCGACGAGGCCATCGCGCACGCGGAAGACAGCGCGTCCCCCAACCCGCTGGCCCCGCTACGAGGGGCATGCTTACGGGAGGACATGGAAAACACGATCATCGCCGAAGACAGCGAGCACGCCGCGTTCCTCCACGCGGACCAGACCGTCAACGTGTACCGCAAGACCCCGACAGGGCTGGACCTGATCGGGATGGGGCACTGGGAGAACGGCACCATCCTCGGGTCGGGCGTCAACTGCGGGATCCTGGTCCGCCTGGAGCCATCGCTGCGGGAGCAGTCCGGGACGCCGTAGGCCCCGGGGCCGGGAGGCCCGCGGGGAGGGGCTTACGAGGAGGGATGACGGGCCAGCCTCCTCGCCTCGGTCCTCAGACGGTGGCAGTTGGCGCACACGAGGTCGCACTTGGCCACCTCGGCGTCGACCTGGACGACAGTCCTGCAGACGGACACCTCGCGGCCTTTAGACTCCGTAGGCCGATGGTCGAAGTCCATACACACGGGAGGAAAGGAAAGGCCGCAGTCGTGACAAGGCCTGTTCTTAAGAGAGTTGACGTAAGACCTTATCCTCTGGAGAAGACGTGACTGCTTGGAGCCGGGGAGCTTGACCGACAGGCGCCGCTCCCTCTTCTTCGGGGCCGGCTTGGGCGGTCCCTTTCTTCGCCGCTTCGCCGCCCTGCGGACGCGGCGCTTGCAGTCGTCGCACAGGATCCTTCTGGAGGTGGGGTGAACATCAGGTCCCTCGAAGGGTAACTGGGACGGACAGTCTCTGCAAATGGTCATGCCGTAGATATACTAATAATAGATCTAGGGGATCTATACTACCAATATATACTATGGGGATGGAGATAGTGCTGACGTCCGAGTATTTCTTGGGACGGATACACATGCTTGGCGGATCCCACGGGTCCCGGGTATTTCGAGGGGTCATCCGGTGTACGCGGAAGCGGGCCCTTTTTGGGCTTTTAGACCTTGCCTACATTGTGTGCATATGTAGGAAAAACCTTTTTGGAGGGGAAGCGCACCCTATGCCGGCATGTCGCGGGTCCCTCCGGGCGGGGTGTACTCCTCCGGGACAATGTCCGACCTGCCAGACCTCCTCGGCGACGACGGCCCCCTGCCCGTCCCGGCCGCCGACCGGCGCCTCACCCTCTTCCGGGATTTCGCCTCCTCCCTGTCGTCCCTGCTCCCGGGCCCGCACCGGGTCCACGCGGTGCTCGGGCACACCTTCTCGGACGGGCAGGCGGTCCGGGTCCTGCTCTCGCACCCGGGCGGCGTGGACGAGCTGGCCTACGGGTTTGTCCCGTCGACCACGGCCGGGCCGTGCGTGGTGTCCGTCATGGGCGTCCGGGCGGAGGCGGTGTCCCCGGAGGGCGTGGAGAGGGTGCTCCGGGGGTCCCTTGCGGCCGGGGGCATGCTGGCCCACCGGGTCGGGGCCTGGCGCTCGGTCCTGCCGCCATGAGGGGGAACCCCGGCCTGACCTAGGCCTTCCGCCGGGCGGCGGCCTCCACGGCGGCCCGGTCGGCCAGCACCCACTGTTCGAGCTCGGCCAGGGTCCCCTCGGCGTCCCGGGAGAGGAACCTGTTCCGGACGTAAACCGCCCCGCAGCCACCGATGAACGACGACGGAAGGATTCCGTGCTCCTCAAGGCTGATCCCGCGGACCTCGTCCAGGATTGAGCCGATGCCCTCTTTGCTCAGAATCATGATCTGTTCCATTGTTCGATACCTTCTCCGATGTTCAGCTTGGCTCTCACCCCGACGTCGTATTCTTTCGCTGGGTTCGCGATGCTCTTCGCCGCGTGGATCCCGAGCGCCCGTGGTAGAGGATGTCCGCAGAGGACCGCTCTGATCACGTCCTTCATGACCGAGGCGTTGATCTCCGACCGTCCGTGCCCGAGACGGCTGATGGTTCCTCCCACCGAATAATCGACGATGCCCATGACCTCCGTGAACCTCTTCAGGTTCCTGGCCGCGTCCCCGACCTGGATCGAGTCCCACCCTGTCACCGAGATCCGGCCCGTTGCGGCCCGTATGGAGAGGATGGACAAGCTGGCGCTTGACTTCGAGATCCTGGACAGGCTCTTCTCGACCCGCTCTCGTTCTTCCTTCTTTGAGTACCTCGATAGTGCGGCCACGATCCCACTGACGTCGTCCGACGCCTCCGAAGACCAGATGAGCGTAGTCGAGTTGCTGCTCGTACCGACGCAGCTCCGGACGTCCTTCGACATGAGGTGGGAAAGGGCTGCGGTGTACCCGAAGGAGACTGCCTTCGATATTGAATAGTTCTCGCCCTCAACCCTGTCCAGGTAGGAGTAGGACCTCTCACCGAACGATGTGAAGGCAGCCTTTCCGCCGGAGTCCGGGGCGTTGAGGACCTTGCGGTGGATCCTGGCCGGGAAGCACATGTCCCCGGTCACCATGCAATGGGTCTTCAGACCTTCCTCGCACTCCTCGAGGCCGGCGGCCTGATACCAGTTCTCGAAGGATGTGTCGTTCGACATGACCGACTCCCACAAGTCCGCCCACCTGGCGGCCACCAACGGATAGCTCGTGAGCTGCCGGCCCTCGAAGGCCGGAACGACCCACGTCGTCTTCACGGAGTCGAGGTTGATTCCCGCGAAGGACGAACGGAAGGCCCGAATGCATGCCAACTCGCGGTCCATCTTGAGCCCCGACAGAACGGCTTCGACCCCGTCCCAGTATGCGTCGAACTTCTTTCCGACGGACAGGATCCAGTCCTTGCTCTCGACCATGAAGTTCGGCAGAATGTTGGTGCTCCGGTCCACCTTCTTGGGCAGGTCTCCGGACGTCTTCTCCCCGAGAGAGAAGCTCCCATCCTTCTTGATGTTCAAGACCGTGTAAGACGTGGTCTCGAGCGGGTTCCGTACCAGGTTCCTGGTCTCGGAATACAGGTACGCGGCGCGAAGGATGCTGCTCATGCTGCTCTCCCGAGGACGATCCCCTTGGTCTCGACGGCCTCGTAGGTCGGGTATGTCAGGATCCCGCCGACAATGGAGCAGTGATGGAAGAGATTGACGTTCGCTTCGAGGGCACCGGTGCAGTAGCCCTTTCGGTCGAAATGCATGATGCCCATGTCGACGTTGATCCGGAACGCCTCCGGGGCGTCGGAGCGCTTCTCGAGAAGGGAGACGTCAGCCCGGTACTCGCGCACGCCGAAAGAAGGATGGCGGAAGTGCTGACCCTTTCGCGCCCTGTCCGTCACGATCTTGAAATGCTTTATCACCTTCTCTCCGTCCGCCATTCCCTTCTTCGAGACGTGGACGGTCGCGTGAATGACATAGTCGACGTCTGTAAGGACGGTCGACATTCGCTGAGTCATGTTGTCGTTGACCCTGTACGCCTTCCCGTTCCCGAAGTCTTTGACCTCGTTCCGGTACAGGCTGAGCCAGCGGATCGGCTTCAGGACCTCGACCTTGTCGATCGTGTAGAACATCTCTGGCTTCCAATAGACGGCCTCGATCAGGCCGCGGGCCTGAGAGTGGGGAGGGGCCTCGTAAGAGAGCCTCTCCGCGGAAAACTCCGGCCTCGTGAAAAGCGCGTACGGGCCTCTCGCTCGAATCATGAACTTCATTATCTGCCTCCGGTTCCCGAACAGCTAAATAAGCCGATCTGACACTTACGGACAGCAGACGTTCCGGTCGGCGCGTTCGCCGACCGGAGGACTCTTCTCCCAGAAGATTTACTAGTTCGACTCGACCCTGCACAGAGCGGCAAGGGCCGTCCCGACGTTGCCGATGGCGGGTTGCCCTGTGGGTGCCGCCATCGTAGACCCTACCGGACTGGGCGTAACCTCTGGCATGAGGGTGAGAGGAGTGAGCGAGATGGACGAGCTGGAGGCGGAGCTGCGCGCGGCGTTCCAGGAGGCCCTGGACAGGTCCATGTCGACGAGGCCCGAGTTCGACGCCGTGGCGCACTACCTGCCGGTGTCCATACCGGAGTGGCTCTCCGAGTGCCGCGTGGTCCAGCAGGACGTCGACGGGAAGATCAGCTACTTCGCCCAGTACCTCGTCACCCGGCCGGGCGGGAGTCTCGGCCTCGAGCAGGGGAAGGACATGGAGCTCGAGCTCGACCCGAGGGAGGACAGCAACCTTGAGCAGATCAGGGCGAGCCTCCAGTGCGTCGTCGACGAGGGGCCGCGCGGCCTGGCGCTCGGCGTCCGGCAGTTCTTCAAGGCGCTGATCTCCGCGGGCGTCTCCTCGTCCGTCCTCCACGACGTGGTCGACCTCGCCCTCGTCGACCACGTAATGAGCACGTGAGCGCGGGTGTAAGCGTCGGCATGTCCAAACCAAGTCCATTCCCGAATCGAAATTTTCTCCGGCCCTCTCTCTGCGGACGGCAACCTGACCGACGAGCTCCGCTCGCAGGTCACCTCCTTCGTCGGCCCGACCGTCTGTGCGCGCAGCATCGGCGTCGAGTTCGTCGAGTCGCACGGCGTCGCCCTTGTCAGCCTCGGCTACACGCAGGAGCCCGGCCTGCCGGTGAACCTCAGCAGCGTGAAGGTGGGGCAGCTGTTCGAGGGCGAGCCCGTCGACACGAAGGTGCTCGGGGCCCAGATGTCCGAGGCCGCCGCGGACGCCGGGGGCGTGATCTGCCACGAGTTCTACGTGACGTCCAGCGGCGGCGTCTTCGCGGTCTTCCTCGCGAACCAGCTCGTCTGATGCCTCCGGACACGGTCGACCCGATCGCCGATGCCCTTCGTCCGGGGTTCGTCCGGGCGGCCCAGGAGATACGGGAGATCTTGCGGTTCGGAGGGACGGGCGACGTCTCCGTGCTTTTCGGACACCTCCCGAAGGCGGCCATCACGATCGTCGGCGGGAGGGGTCCTGACGAGCGCATGTTCAACATGTCGATCCCCTCCGTCGTCGGGAGGCCGGACGACCCGGAGTCCATCCCGTCCTTCGTGACGGGGATAGTCAAGCTCGACATGCCGGCCGGGATGTCGAAGGCCCTCGAGTACGTCTCCACGTTCGAGCTCTCAGGCCCGCAGATCCTGGCCAACACGGTCCGGAGTTGTGTCTTCGGTCTTGTGAACGCCGGCATCGGTCACGAGGATCTCGGCGCGGTCGTCCGGGACGCCGTGGCTTTTACCGTGATGAAGGGGTGACGGCGGGTGAAAACTGAGGAGAGGACGAATGCCGACCGGGATCTGGAGGTCGTCGGATTCTCTCACGGGGACCATCGTCCCCTGGCGGCCCATGTCTCCTTCACCGACGTCAAGAGGTTTAGCGGGAGAAGCGGCAACAGGACCGGGGACCGCTCGATAGACGGGGTGAACGCTACGGTCGTTGTCCGGTGCTCCGGGTGTTGTTGGAACGCGAGGGCGACACAGTTCAAGTCGTCCGACGACAGGGATCCGAACGCCTACGTGAGGAACACAACGGTGTCCAGGATACTCATCCAGGCCCTCAACAACTTCAAGTTCAAGGTCCCGGCCTCGTGCGCCGACGCGCTGGCCGCGTTCGTGATAACCTCGTAGGTCCTTTCCCGGCCTTCGTAGGCGGGAGTATGGACAAACCGAACGTGATGACGAAACTGGAGAGCACTTTCTATGAGCTCTTGGCCGCCGCCAGGGCGGTCTCCAACATGCCCCTCGGAGAGGGTAATCTCGCCCGTCTGGACCGCGTGATCCAGGCCGTCGACGACCTCACGGACAGCCCTCCGACGCAGCGTATGCCCTCAATGCCGGTGAAGGCCGCCCGTCCCGCCGAACCGAAGATCCGCGCCCTATACTATGATCCCCGCTGACCCTGCTTGGTGCTCCTCCTGCATACTCGGAAAGGGGAGGCCATGCTCTGCACACCTCGGCCCAGAGGGGAGGCCGACACCATACTCTGGGTATGACGTCTACAAGCCCTCAGAATGGGTGCTGGCTGCCACGCGCAAGGCGGCCGAAGGTTCGTCCTAGGGGGCCGGGTTCGGGCAGAACGAGTCGAGCTCGTCCATGTCCGAGCACTTCTTGATGTTCACGACGCAAGAGGGCATCAGGGCGTGTCCGGACGTCTGAGTGCTCTCGCAGAAGGCCTCGCAGGTGGTCCCGTCAGCGAGAGGCTGCCCCTCGTCGCACTTCAGCTCCCTCAGGTGCGCGCACGCGTCCGGGCAGCGCGGCGTGTCCGTGGGGAGGTGCGGGTGCGGGTGCTCGACGGCGGGGCCGCATGCGGCGAGGCAGAGTGTCAGTGCGAGAAAGAACGTCTTCATGATCATCTCCAGCGCCATGGCCATCCCTCCCGGTGCAGGAGGAGGCAGATGCAGTATCCGAATGTGACTCCGAGCAGGAACCGGAGGATGTTGTCGCCCATTTGGCGAACTTACGCCGCCTGCTGGTGCCAGGGCTCCCACCCACCTTGCACGACGACAAAATCAGACGATTGGTCGCTCGCGACGACGTCGGACGAGACCTTGCAGAACCCGTCGTCGCCCCAGCTGTTGTCCCAGGAGTTCTCGTCCCAGAAGAACCCGGAGGGGTCCCAGCCGCACAGCATGGTCGCATGGCCCCCCTCTGGGGTCCCGACCACGGGCTGGATGACGGAGCTCCCGTCGTACTTCTGCCAGTTGCTCCCGACCTGCGTCCCGTAGACGACGACGTTTCCGGCCGAGAGCGCCGCGATGACGTCGTCAACGCGCTGGCTCCCGGAGCTCGAGATCCTGGACCACGACGATATCTTGTGGACCGCGGCGTCGCGCATCGCCTTCCACGACGGCGGGACAAAGAGCTTCGCGAGGTCGAACGGCCATGACGCCGCGGACGGGTCCGACGGGTCCGGGTCCTCGCGCGACACGCCGAAGGTCCGGAGGAGCTCGGCGGCTATCGAGATGATCGTCCCCCCGTCCTTGTCCGTCTCCGGCGGGTTCATCTCCTCGCGGGAGAGGTAGTATAGGGCGAGCCTTGAGAGGGCGACGTGCTGGGACTGCGCCGCCGCGAGCGCCGCGGCGTCGGCCGTCCCGGTCGACAGGGCCGTATAGTATGCCTTCTGGATGCGCTTATTCTCGAGCGCCCTGGTCATTGAGTTCGCGACGCACGAGTTCGACGTCAGCTGGTTATGCCTCTTCGGCGGGGAGAACCGTCGGAGGTCAGACGGCTCGCTACCCGGGGCGAGGTACGAGCCCATCTTCGCCCTCACGACCGAGAAGTCAGGCTGGGAGGCGATCTTCTCCGCTCTACTGCTTTGGTCTTCGCGCCGCCAACCCCCTACCTTCATGGAAGTCATCTGAGGAAATGTGGATTAGAACCATAGTGTATGATAGCTAAGTGAAGAAGAAAGAGACGTCAGGAAAAAGGTCATACGGAAGTGTGATAGCTTATAAGAGAGCTGTTTCCATGATGTCGCGTCTTGGGTATTTCATAACGCCAAACGAGACGGATTTGACCGTAGACTGGAAGTGTGGCCGACAGCCCGTGGAGGTCGGCGATGTTGTGACCATCAGGTCAGGCTCTTACTCCGGAACAAGAGGGACTGTCACCATGATGTCCAAGGACGGCACTGTCGTCCTGTCGGCCAGCTTTCGGGGGAGCACAATGGTCTTGACGGTCCCGGCCTCCATTGTTCACGTAGTCCCACACTGACAGTTTTCGGTAACGTGGCCCCGGATGTCATCCGCGGAGCGAGCACGTGAGTACAGGGCCCTCAAGAAAGCCGGGACATACGAGGCGTCCCCCAGGGCGCCGCACCTGCCGTGGCCCAGGTGCGCCGAGGACGGGACGCAGCTAGGTGTCGACCTATCCTCGGCGGCGTCCGAGGTGCGCGAGGTCGTCCGCAAGTACTTTAGGGCCCCTCCCGGGTACGAGATCGACGACTACTTCCAGGAGGTCTGCGTCCGCATGGCCGCGCGCAACCACATGCCCTCCGCGCACGACCCTAGGAAGTCCTCCCTCCGGCACTACATATATATGGTCGCGAAAGCGACCGGCGCGAACATGGCCAACTCCGACTCGCGCCGTGCGTCAGAGCTCTCGCTCCAGGGCGCCGCGGGCGCAGTCGGCCCGACGGGCGCCGCGCTCGAGGACACTGTCGCGACGCCGGCCTCGGACCCCCTTCCTTTGGACGCGGAGATAGACCTGGACATCCTGGCCGTCCGCGGGGCCATAGGCCCGACCGCCAGAAGCTACGCCCTGGACTGTCTCGCCGGGCGCTCTACTTCCTCGTACGGGCCCGTGTGGAAGCGCGGGGCCCTCCGGACGGAGATATCCGAGGCCCTCAGTACCGGACGTTAGACGTTGTAGGGTTTCCCATGATGGGGACTGAGCCCGACGAAAAGCCAGAATCCATAGAAGGATATCTGAAGAAAGGTCCGGCCTGCACCAGATGCGGATATACCGGTCACTCCCCGAAGAAGTGTAAGCGTGCCATCCTGAAGGAGCACTGCGGGAAGCGCTGCGATCATTGCGCGGACATGGCCTTCAGGCGCGATAGGCCGGAGTGCCTCGGCTGCGGGAAGCCATGGGAGCCGGAGAACGTTATACATGAACTCCCGACCCCCGGCTCCGGCTGCCACGGGTTCTGATTCACCTGGTGAACGTCGAGTGCGGACATGCGCCGGAATGTCCTGAGGCGAAATTGCAATTGTGACACAGGACACGAAGTGAATCTGGATATCCGTTGTTTCGCGCCCATCGGGCCAAATTTACGCCACCGCTCTTCAACCCAAGATTCTTGAGATGGGCTCGACCGCCGCCATTAATGTGATCTAAAGCCAAGAACTCGTAAATTCTTTCGCTGCAACAAGAACATCTACCCCCGTATTCAAGTATTACTTCAGTCCTGATTTTTCTCATGCTCTTGGCGGAAGAAGAGCCCGGCGTGTAAACAAAACCTGGCTGATGTGGGCATCCTCCGTACGACCCGTAAGACATATTGCAGTTATGGCAAAGGGTGCGGAACCCGGACGGGAAGTTTTCTTCGGCGAGCCAAAACCAAAAGTTGATACCAACTGTCTTACGATGTTGTGTGCCTCCGCCGTCAACATGATCGATACGCAGGAAGGCATCTTCTGCCTCGCCGCAACATTGACACTTTATGCCATATTTTTCTCTAGCAAGAGACTTTATGGAACAGACGAGGTCCTTCGTCCGGGCGTTATTTTGACGTTCTAGCTCCAAGGCTAGCTCCGGATTTTTCTCTCTCCACCTCGAATTTGAGTCTCGTCCGATCCGCCTCGACGCTTCTGGGTTAGCTCCTCTCCAGAGCTTTGTCCCGAGGTCATGCGATTCTTTGTTTTCGACGTAAGACTTCGAGTTTCTCGCTCTTGAACACCGGCCGCAGTATGTCCGGTATCCGCTCTTGATGTTTTTAGAGCGAAAAGTCTTGCACTCAGATAGGGGAACCGGACCACATTTTGAACACTCGAACGTGTTATCTGTGTTTATTGATCCCGATTTGAGGACATTTATCATGGACTGGACATTTCGAGCACTTTGGTAAGAACGGCGTACACGTCTTCCGACCAAACGCTATGAAAATACCGTTCACTTTAATCCACCAACCGGGCGGAAGTTTCTTCTGAAGATTTTTTTCCGCTTCGGCTGGCGTCCTTGCCCTCACTATACCGAGTCTATTAGAAAGGGAAAATACGTGAGTATCGACGCACACGCCTCCCTTCCCGAAACCAAGGTTTAAAATCAAGTTCGCGCTCTTTCTTCCTATCCCCTTAAGCGCTAAGAGCTCCCCCATCGTCTCCGGGACAGTCCCGTCATGCTTTTCTATCAGGTCCTTCGCAATGCCGCGCAGGTGAAGTGCCTTCGTGTTCCGAAAACTTGTTTGACGGATCAAGTGAACAACTTTTTCCTGAGATAGATCAGCAAGAGTCTTTGGATCAGGTGCTTCCGCAAGCAAGGACCTGGTCACGATATGTGTGACCTCATCCCGAGCTCTTAGAGAGAGAAGCGTGGACACAAGGACCCTGAATGGATCCCCGGTCCTCGCCTCGACGCAGACAGCCAGTTCGTCAGGGGAGTTACCGACGTCCTTCTCGATTGTCTCCAATATGGAGACTAACCTCGCGCGGTCCAGGCTCAGGCCTTCGCGAATCCGGCCGGGGACTTCGTGCCGAAGATCCCCTGGAAGTCTTTGCCGCGCGGGATGACGCCCTCGAGGTCGTACTCCTCCCGCAGGATGGAGCCGATCCAGGCCTCGAGGGTCAGCGTGGCCTTCGAGCGCTCGTCGTGCGTCGTCGTCTCGGACGCCACGTTGATGAGGTCGTACACGGTGCACTTGGCCGGGAGCACGCGCTGGCGCTTCTCGCTCAGCCCGTTCAGGTTGGCCATCCCGTAGGTCCCGCGCAGGTCGCCGACTGCGGCCTCGTATCGGTCGAGCGCCGTGGACCCAACGTCCTTGAGGATCTTCTGGACGGACAGGCACTCGCGGACCGAGGCCGGGGACCGCTGGGCGGACTCGTAGCGCTCTCGGAGGGCCGAGAACCCCTCCTCGTTCGAGAAGGTGTCGAGGGCCCGAGACAGGGCGTGGATCGGCTCGTCCTTGCCGGTAACGATGTCGGAGCGGAACTCCGGGACTCGCGCCACGGCGCCGTTCGAGCAGATGATGCGGAACATCGACAGGTAGGTCGACGGGCCGCCGTAGCCGTCCACCGGGACGTCCACCACGTACTCGTCGCGGAACGTGTCCGGCCCGATCCGGCTCTCGCGCATACCGGACTTCGGGACCATCGTCAGGGTGACGACGCCGTCCCCGTACGCGACCTCCCGGGGGCCGTGCTTACGGACCAGGGCCCGCAGGTCCGGGATGCCGACGGGCTCCCGCTTGACGCTGGATACAGCCAGGGCCTTCCCGGCAGGGTCCGTGCAGAAGCGGAGGTCGGTCGACCCGCGGCGCTCGCAGATGCGGTCGAGCACCTCCTGGTGGTCGAAGAACCGGAAGATGTTCCCGGAGATCCCGAACAGGGAGAACAGGGATCCCCAGAACCGGGAGGTGGAGCGAGTCCACCCCGCCCCGTCGACGTTCACCTCGCACCGGCTCGTCATGTCGGCCAGCGTCTTGTTCTTGCCCGCGGACGTCCGGGAGGCCGTCATGCGGACCTGAACGGAGTCGAGGGGCTTGATGTCGTACTTCAGGCTCGGAATAGTGTTCAAGATGTTCTCCTTGGTTGGTCAGTCCGCCCCGTCTGGCGTCGTGGAGCTTACACCGGACCCTCCCCTATCTACGCGGCGCGACCCGCGCCTAGTCCGGCGGTCCTCGGCGAACCTCCGGCCCCGTCCGGCGTCCATGATGAACTGGGGGATCCCGGGGGTCTTGCCGTGCACGAGCCTGTCCAGGCAGGCCTTCGAGATGTTCTCCACGTTCTTGTTCGGCTCCATGGAGAGGAACTGTTCGCCGAACAGAGCGTAGGACGACCTCGGCTTCGCGGCGCGGACGAACGGGTATTTCGTCTCGCCGCACTGGACGATCCTCTTGACCGGGGTCCCAGGGAGGGTCCGGAGGACACGGCCCGCCATCTGCAGGGTCGGGCCCTTCTTCGAAGGGCGCACGAAGACGGTGTTCAGCTCCTCCACGTCCAGGCCCTCGGCCAGAAGGGACATGGATATTGCCACCTGCGCACCCCCGGAGCGCAAGGAGTCGATCTGGGACTCCCGGTCGGAGCCGCCCCAGACGAGCTCGCACCGGACGCCGGCCGCCCGGAGCATGGCCTCCGTCCTGCGGCACTCCTCCATGGTGAGGAAGAACATGACCGAGCGTCCCCACCCTTCGGGGTCCCGGAGATAGCACCGGACGACCTCCTCGGGGGTCCAGGCCGGAATGGTGAAATGGTCGTACTGGGACAGATACCCGGCCTCGATCAGCTCCTGGATGCCGACCTCCTTGATCACGCGGTCGAACGCCAGCTTCGCCCGGTCCGTCCGGTACGGGGTTGCCGACAGGCCGATCACCCTCTCCGGCTTCGCCACCGCGTGGACGTGCGCCATTGTCGCTGTGGCGTCGTGCTGGGCCTCGTCCACGAACAGCCAGTCAATGCCGGCCGGGGGATCCCGGTCGAACATCGAGATCAGACGCATGCCCTCCAGGCCGAATCCGAACCTCGTCGCCATGTCCGCGGCCTGCCGGAGCAGGTTCCTACGCATCGCGACCCACCCGACGGTCTTCCCGACGGAGACCCCGTGTCTGGCCAGGGCCAGACCCATGACGGTCTTCCCGGACCCGGTCGGAGAGTCGAGGAGCACGGAGTTCACCGGGTTCGGGCCCGTCAGCAGGTCCAGAGTCTTCTCGCAGATCCGGACTTGGTAGTCCCTAGCCTCTGCAGTCGTCCCGTCGAAAAGGTTGCGCATCCAGGAGCTTACGCTCCGGACGACCACACCTACGCGGTCATCACGTGGAGGGCCGTGAAATAGTCGAACATCTCCTTCGAGATCTTCTCAAGCCTTTCAGACTGACTGTTGAGGACGCACTTTCCGCACCTCGGGATGACGGACCCGTCCGGCATCGTGTACGACCATTGCATGCTCGTGTCTAGCCCGCACACGCACACCCCATACACTACATAAACTCCTTCCCCGAAGTCGGACAGAGAGCGGATCGTCGGCGTTGTGGACCTGAGGCGAGATCCGCCGGTTCCGGCCGGGTCGCAGACATTACACGTACAGGTAAGCTTGTCCACGATCCCATGGTTGACCCCTCGTGCAGAATTACAGGGGCATCCGTCGGCCATCGTCGCGTTCTCTTTCAAAAGCGGCTTCCCGCAGTGGCGACAGTTTCTGGTCACGGCCAACACTACGGTGTAATCTCGGTGATGAAGATAGAGGACGCCCTTCCTGCGCTCCGCGCCGGACGGAGGGCCCGCAGGAGGCCCTGGCCGGCCGGACACCATATTACCGTCGAGCTCATAGCCGGTGTCCGGTCCGATCACTTCACCATGAAGGCCGGGTCCTCCGAGCACACGTGGCCGTCGTCCCAGCTCGAGTCCCGGGACATGCTCGCTGACGACTGGGAGCTCCTGGCGCTCCCGGAGTACCAGGCCTATGTCCCCGGGAACTTCAAGGAGGCCTTCGACATTGTCCTGTCCCTGATGTCGCTGGAGGTCTTCGACCCCTATAAGGACTTTACGAGGACGAAGATGTTCGGCCCAGATGGGTTCCGGGGGACCGGGATCGACTGCGACTGGAGGGAGATGGGAAAGGAGTGCCTGGCCAGGTATATGGAGGCCGCGGCGTCGAAGAACCCGGAGGAAAAGCAGGCCGCCGTCGCCAGGGCCTGCATATCGTCCCTCAAGGCCCTCGCCTACCTGGTGGCCTTACGGTTTGCTAAGGAGGTCATGGACACGTGAGCGTTAACGTAATGTCCGGAATGGCGCTAGACCAGATCCTCGACCTGACGAAGGAAATCCTGACCGAGAGGAAGATGGTCCCCATCCTTCCCCTCGTAGAGGGGCTTCGGATCCACGGGGCGCTCCCGGAGTCCGTCGTCCAGCGCCGTTCCTTCGACGTGAACGACGACCTCGCCACGGCCCTAGTCCTGGCCGACGGGATGGAGCTCGTGGAGCTTCGGAAGAGGGTCGGGACCGGGGTAGCCGACCTCATGCGCCACCCGAGGCACCTCGTCGACGCCTGGGCTATGTGCGAGATACTCCGGAGGCTCGGCTTCCGGAATGAGGACACGGCCGTGAGCTGGGGGACGGTCTTCGGCCAGGGGACGACATCCTCTTCACTGTCCTGACCTCGAAAGGCGTGAAGGTCGTAATCTGCGTCGCCAGGGTTCCATCGGACTCCCCGCAGGCGGCTCTCGCCGGCTGGGAAGACCTGTGGAAGGACGTCGTGAGGGCGGGTGAGGACGACCTTGCTGTCCTTCTGGCCCGCTCTTCGATGGGCGAGCTCCCCCGTGTGGTGTCCCTTATCGCGGAGATCGCCCGTCAGGGTATCGAGATCCCGGCCGCCCCCGGAAAGGACGGCCCCCTCACCCTTCTCGCCGGACCGATGGTGACTCTAACCCAGGGCGGAAAGGCTTAGAGAGTCTTCTCCTCCCAGGAGTAACACCCCCTTGGGAGTCTGTAGGTCCCGGCGTCGCGGCCGCTTCGCTTCAGCAGGAACGATCGGTCCTTCATCAGCTTCAGCATTTTCTCTCCCGTCGCCCCGGAGCTGGTCTCGCACAGGACCTCAAGCTTTCCGTTATGGCCGTTCCACCTGTGTCTGTGCCCGTCGTACGACGGTTTACACAGTGGATGGAAACGATATCTGTCCGTGTCGGGGTCGAATATCTGCTCCATGGACAGGTATGTGCACCCATTGAACTCGTACGTCTCGGACGTCCACGCGGCCCTGAACACATAGGACATCCCGTCTTGGATCGCGCCTTCCAGCTCCGGGGTCGGGTCGAACTCCCACGCGGCCAGCCAGTTCGCCAGGTGGATGTGAGTCTTCGAGACGAGAAGCGCGTTCGCCGGGAAGACCGTCTCTATCCTCCTCGGCCTTCCTGCCTTGCAGCGTAAAAGGCTCTTCTTATCCGGCCTTATGACCGATCTAATTTCCTCCAGCGTGGCCTCCTGTATCGTCATGGGCGGAGCTTACGCCCTCCCCGATGGGCCTTTGATTTCCCGTAAGACCCGCGGCGCGGATCATTTCGCCGATCTGCACGAACGAGGTCCAAGGAAACTATCATGGCAAACATCACCCACGACGACATGGCCAAGAGGGTCGCTTCTCGCTTCATTCGCGCGCAGGAGCAGCAACAAGGGCAGCAGGAGCAGCAGGCTCAGCAGGAGCAGCAGGCGCTCCCGCAGTCCGGTCCCGGAAAGAGCATGGTCAAGGGCGCGCTCGACAAGGTCATGGGGGCACTCGACTCCGGAGACGAGTCGACCTTCCACAAGGAACTCGACAACCTGCTCAAGGTCAGCAAGCACGGCGCCTGATAGGCCGTCCGCCGAACGGTGTACAATCCGGCGATGGGAAACTCGCCGGAGGCCACCGAGATCGCCCTTGTCGACATGGACGGGACGATCGCCGACTATGACGCAGGACTGAGGGAGGGACTGGAGCCACTCATGTCCCCCGGGGAGCCCCTTTATGAGGCTCACTCCCGTGGCGTCCCGCCGTGGGCTGAGGCCCGCATGAGGCTGGTGAAGAGTCAGCCCGGGTTCTGGAGGAACCTTAGGAAGATAGAGGACGGCTTCAAGGTACTCGACATGATCGTCGAGTCCGGGTTCGAGACCTCCATCCTGACGAAAGGGCCGAGGAAGACTCACTCCGCCTGGACCGAGAAGGTCGAGTGGTGCGCCGAGCACGTTCCGGACCTCCCGGTGACCGTAGGCCATGACAAGGGCCTCGTGTACGGGCGCGTCCTGTTCGACGACTATCCGAAGTTCGCGCTGGCCTGGCTCAGGCATCGTCCGCGCGGAGTTGTCCTCATGCTCGACGGCCCCTCGAACCGCGGATTCGAGCACCCGCAGATGGTCCGCGTTATGCGCCCCTTCGACGACGGCGTCTGGGCCACGGTCAAGGGCGCGCTCGACCGGGCCAAGCTGCGTTGAGGACCGAGGGATCGGATCCTGGACTTCTAGGATGGAAGTCACCAGGTCATTGCCGTAGTGATGATATGACTCCCAGGCCTGCACCTCCCGGATCGAAGATCGAGTGGGAGAGGACCATCCCCAGGGTCGGCCACTTCTATATTCACGGGGCTGTCTTCCGGAAGGGTTGGAAAAGCTATCTTCTCCGGACTAAAATCGTGGACATGAACACTTCCGTCGTGTGCCTCATCATGACGGACGGGTCAATCCGTAAGTGGTATTTCGACTGGAAGTCGCGGGAGGCGGAGATTCAGTCTGTCATCGAGGGGGCCAGGGAGTTCGTTCTGGCCCACCATGTCCTGACTTCCTAGCTCCGGGTCGGGCGTTCCTGCCTGTGAGAGCGCGTCAGCATGGCGTCCGCCTGGAGCGTCGTCGTCGACCGGGGGTGGACGATGGCATGGTGGAAGACTTTTACCATCTCGAAGTGGACATGGCCTGACGGCTCGACGGTCGGGACCTCGACGATGCTCATGCACGGTCCGTCCTTGGCCGCCCGGGCCTTCCCATCGTCCGACAGTCGTTCTAGGTCGATGGGCCTCGTTGCGTATCCTCCGACAATACGACATAATAGTGGGAGGGACCGACCACCCTTTTGGAGGGGACTCGATCCCCTTCTCGGGCAGGTTTCGGATATCTTACATTTTGAACAATGAAGGGATAGAGCGTTCGAGGGCGGCATTCGAAGACCTTACCAATATGTTCTTTCTGACGTCGGTCTTTTATTCATCCGTCATCTGAAGCCATGCTGAAACAGAAGCAGAACCATGATCCGGGGGTACTTGAGGGCCGAAAGCTCGGAAAGGATATGAAGGAACGTGGTGTCTTCGAGGTCGATACTTCCTCCGGCTCCATAGAGTGGGTTAACGAGTTTGCGCTCAAGATAATGGGCTGCACCGAGGAGCAGCTTGCGTCGATGTCCGTCTTCGACGTGTCGCCGGAGCGCTTCCATGACCAAATCCGGGAGGATTTGACCGAGGAAGACCCGGAGAAAACGCGGCGCCATATATTTCCGACGAAGACCGTCGAGGGCAAGGTGGCCTGGTGGTACGTGTTCAAGGTCCGGACTTCGGACTCACGGCGCTGGGCCTACGCGGACCACATTCAGGACACACCGCAGTCGGGGCCGGAGTTTTCGTTCATGTCGATGCAGGTCGATATGGCGAACAGTCAGGCCGACCTTGAAGGACGTATAGGCGACCTCGAGAAGTGGGTCGGAGACCAGATCGCTCGCGTCGACCGGGATATGTGGGCCGTTCAGAAAAGCCTCGAGAAGGCCGAGCAGGCGGCCCTCGCCGCCTCGGCCGACGCCATCGCCGCGAAAAACGCTTCGCTCGCGACGCAACAGGAGATCCGGAAGTACGCAACGAAGGAGGATATGCAAAGCCATTTCGAGAAATTCGACGCCTTCGAAGAGCAGAGCTCGGAGGCGACGACCGAAATCCTCCGCCTCATCCGAGCCGACATTGTCCACGAAGAGCGTCTGAAAACCTACGAAAACCATGTCAAGAAAACGACGGAGACCGCCGTGAAAGCCATCGAGCTTCAGGCGTCCAAGTCCGGAAAGGGGCTGTCGCGAAAGGTCACCGTCCCAATCTTCGTCGTCACGACACTAGCCATGGTGTTCCAATATATACTGCAACATTGGAACGTCCACATTCTCCCCTAGGTCTCCATCACCTCGATCACGGACTTGGCGGCCTGGTCGGAGACGTCCAGGTCGACCGGCCCAGTCTGCCGCACCCTCTGCCGAACGTTGTTCAGGGCGGCGAGGAGCCTCTCGGTCTCCTGACCCAGGTTCAGGACGTAGACGGCCTCCACGTCCTCCTTCGACATGCGCCGGATGGTCACCCAGTCGCCCGGCTTCCCGCTGGAGAGGACGAAGCACATGCGGGCCAGCCGGGACACCTCGGCGAACACGTCGGGCCCGGCGGAGTCCAGGTGAGAGAGGCGCCGGATGCGGGCCTTCATCATGCCCAGGAGGAGCTGGGCCTCCGTCGGGGACACCTGGACCTCCGCGAACCCGCTCTCTGTGATGGAAGACTGTGGCATGTCCGCCCTTACGGACGGACGGTCGGGACCTACGAGAGCGGCTCTTCTGCCGGGGCACGGCGGGTCGGCGCCTGGGGCGCCTTCTTCTTCGGCGGCTCGGCGGGAGCCTGGACCGTGTGCTGGTCGCGGCCCGCGGACTGCGCCCTCTCGAGCGCCTCCTTGACGTCCGACCTGGCCGCCCACTTCTCGAAGTCGCGGATCGGGTCGTCGGTCGACCCCTTCTCGTCCACGCTGGACTCGCCGCGGAGCTCGAACTTGTAGTCGTACATGATGGCGTCGAGCGTGACCTCGGCCTTGTAGATGCCGGAGACGTCGATCTCGAGGACGTCGTCCCCGTACCCGTCCTTGTTCAGCTTCGCCTTCCAGCCCTTCCTCCGGGCATCCTTCTCGAGCTCCGAGAGGTCGGTCCCGGGGCGCTGAGGCTGCGAGTCGGCGACGGGACGGAACGAGGATAGGCGGCGCAGCATGCGGACGGCAGCGCGCCTGCCGACCATCCCGGCGCCCACGAGCTCGGCCGCCATGGCGATAGAGTGGGCGAAGAACGACGGGAAGGAAGACATCTTCTCGAAGTGCTCGCCGCCCGGGATGTCCTGTCCCAGGAAGTCCGCGATGGCCTTGAGCGGCTCGCCGGTCGTCACCTCGTCGGAGTCGGAGGGGTCGTCGACGGACTCGATCTTGACCGAGTACGACTTCCCCGAGGGCTTGATCTTGACGTCGACGACGGAGACCGAGCCCTCGAACGAGTCCCCGCTCCAGTGACCCTCCAAGCCCTTGCCCCGGAAGTAGGCCTTCACGTCGGACAGGGGCGTCATGGCGGATACTCTTACACCCGTGGTCATCGGACTCACGCCCGACAAAGAGCCTACGTCTCCATCACCGCCTGCGCGAAGACCACCTCGGCGGCGCCGAGGACGATCTTGATCAGCCCGTTCAGGCTGATCTCCCCGGCGTCCTTCAGCCGGAAGCCGGCCGCGGGCTGATGCCCTCCTCCGCCGAACTTCTCGGCGATCTTGTTGACGGGGACCTCGCCCTTCTTCGACCGGAGGGAGACGCACAGGTTGGTCGTCCCGCCCTCCTGGGTGAAGAAGAAGCCGGCCGCGACGTTGCACCCGTGCTTCTCGAGCAGGGCATGCCCGGTCTCGGACACCGCCTTCTCCGTGCAGTTGAAGAACCCGTACTTCAGGCCTCCGGCTTCCACGAACGTCGTGCCCTGGGCGAGCTTGAACGCCTTGTTCGCGGTCTTCTGGACGAGGACCTTGCCGAACCGGATCATCTCGTTCACGTTCATCTTCCCCTCGGAGGAGGAGATGAAGAGCGCCTTCTGCGTGTAGAAGTTGAGCGCCTCGCCGACCGCGAGCCCCTCCTCCCAGTCCTCGTGGGCGTCCTTCCACGTGTCCCGGATCATGGCGAGATGGGCGAACTTCGCCCATTCTTCGATGTCGTCCCGGTCGCGAGAGAGGACTCGCATGACGTTCTTGAACGCCAGGCTGGCCCCGCTGTCGTCGAGCCCTCCGTAGACGCCCCCGAGGCCCTCGACCACCGGCATCGCCGTCTCGTGATGGTCGAGCACGATCGGGCTCATCCCAGCCCAGTCCTGCCATCTGGCTATCGGCGGGGTGATGTCCGCCCACAGCTGTTTCGGGGCCGCCGGCGCGGCGCTATGGTCGACGGTGTCGTACATCACCATCTTGACCTCCGGCGTCCTCCCCACAGCGCCGTAGGCGGCGAGGCAGATCATCGCGGACGCCGTTCCGTCCGGGCAGAAGCTGTGGCTGAGGATGGTGTCGACCTCCATCAGCTGATCGACCGTGGGCTTCACAGCGACCCCCGGAGCGGCCGCCAGCCCGGGATCTGGACAGTCTTGATGATCTCCCTCGCCTGATCGTGCAGGTCCTCCACCGTCTTGTCGTTGTCCACGACGAAGTCGAAGAACCCGTCCGGGATGGTCGCCTGCTCCGTCTCCGACCGATGGTCGAAGGGCGGCACGGGCACGCTCGGCCTCTTCACGCGGACCATGACCGGGATGAAGTCGTCCGTCCTCATCTTTCTGGCCAGGTTGAACTCGTGCCTATGCCTGAAGTCGGCCGAGCACGAGAAGAACGTCCCGCCGTCCTCCGGGGCCGGGATTAGCTTGTCGGGGCTCGGGACCATGAGGCCGAACATCCTGTCGTAGGTGAACGACATGAAGCGGTGCCCGGCGATCTCGGTGGTCCCGCCGAGCCGCATGTGCGTGTGCACTGACTTCCGGATCCAGGTGTCCCTGTACAGGGTGTTCATGAGCTCGCAGTAGAGCTGCAGGCTCTCCCTCGGGGAGAGCCAGAACGACGGGTGCCCCTCCGGGACGTAGACGGTCGCGTCCCCGAGCTGCCCGAGGACGAACGGAAGCTTTCGGACGGCCTCGTGTGCCTCCGGCGTCACCTTCCTAGAGCTCATCTCCCAGTACGGGACGCCCGGCTTCAGCTCTCCCCTGAGCTCCGCCGGGGGCTCCTCCGCGGTCGCGCTGGAAATGCACAGCCCGGAGGACGTGAAGCTCGGCTTCGGATACCGGAGGTCGCCGGCGTTTCGGGAGGCGCTTGGGCCGAAGAGCTGGTCTTCGGTGAACCCGTAGAGGTCCGCCATATGGCGTTTCGCCGGGTCCGCCAGGCCGACCTTCGGCGCTTGCATCTCGTCCGCGAATATCCGGGCGAACTCGTCCTTCCCGGAGCCGGAGTACCCGGAAATGCACACCATGAATTGCTTTAGAGAATACGACATCTGCCGAGAATACACCTCGGCGCAAGTCGAGGCCTAGCCTCAGTACACGGCCCCATGGACACGAGCTGGATCCACCCCGAAAAAGACCAGGTCATCCTCATGCAGCAGGAGCTCGGAGACCTTGTGGTCGACGTCGAGGCCAAGAACGTTGGCGGCGGGCAGATAATGTCCCAAATCGAGCTCAGGTCGACGAGGGGCCCACTCCGTCGGCATGGACACCCGCACAACAACTCGTCGTTCACTAAACATTTCCGGTACAGCCGCTCGAAGAACCAGATTACTGGGACGGACGAGGGGAACATGACCGCGGCAAGCCCGATCCAGGTCGCCAACTGGATCATCACGACCGCTATCGTCAACCACGAGGGCCTAATGCCGCTTTCGCGAGTGGACCGGCTTCACTGCGAAAAGAGAGACGGGGGACGGGACGAAAGACTGACGAAGGCATACACGGATGACGCAAAGGGCATCCTCGACTCCGTCCTCGGCTGCTGCATCGCCATTCACATCACGAACATGTCGATAGCGTATAACGCTCACGTCTCCCGTCGCATCAGCACGGAGAAGGTCCGCGAGTGCTGGGATCGTCGCATCCTCCTTGAGGTCATGGAGTCCTGACCAGCGCCCCTATCTTCGCCAGCGAGACGTTCGAATAGTATGGGTTCTCGGTAACCTCCTCGCCAGCCCAGTCCGGCATCACGAACTTTTCGTCCTCGCTCTTGAGCTCGATCTCGGCCAACATGAGACCGTTCATCCTCGCCTCGGTGAAAAAGTCGACAGACCACATGTGTCCTGACACGAGGACGTGCCGCCTTTCCTTCTCGAGGCTGAACCTGCAGAGGGCGAGCATCTCCTTCGCGTCGAGGGCCGGGATCTCGTACTCGAACTCCGGCCGGCTCAGGGAGCCGGGCCCTTTGACCGTCAGGTAGCCCTTCTGCCCTAGGAAGCCGCCGACCAGTCGGACGCGCACCGCCGGCTCGGCCGACAGATACCCCTGGACGATATCCGTCTTCCTCCCGAGGGCCTGCTCCCTGACCGAGTCCGACACCAGAAAACGCCGCTCTATCTCCTTCGCCATACTACCTCCAGTCCCGGACTTCTGAGAGAACGGGATCCCAGGACTCTGCGAACATGAGGCCGACCTCCGTCCTGTTGTAGTCCTTGGCCCACAGAAACCCGTATCCGTCCGGGTTGCTCTTCTGCCACCCGCGGACGTTCGACGGCTTGTCGTCCACGAACACGCCTCCGGTGAGGAAGTCCTTTCTATGAATGTGGGCGACCTCGAGGTGGTGCGCGCCGAAGTGCTCGATTAGCCAAGCCTCCCGCTCTTCCTTCCACGTCTTGCTCTTCGGGTGAGGGGCCGTCGCGAACAGGATGTCGGCCCCGTAACTACGCATCGTGCGGACCGCTCGCATGGCCTCCTGGTCCGGGATCATGGACGAGGCCCAGCCGGGCTTTGCGATCAGCTCGTTCATCCGGTCTTTCTCCGCCTGCGTCGGGAGGACGCTCGTGACGTCCCATTCCTTGTACGCGGAGATGGGGAGATCGTAGCCGAACTCCGACTTGATGACCAGCCTCGCCTTGGTGTGGAAGTCCGTCAGCGGTCCGTCGACGTCGAGCACGACCTTCATGTGTTCATCACCGACTCGGCCAGGGCGTTCTGGAGCTGCTTCATCATCCAGGTCGGGTCGACCCCGAGTCTTACGGCGGAAGTGACCACGCTCATGAAGTCTTGCCGGACCTTCAAGAGGGTGTCGTTGAACTGTGGGCTCGACGGGCTGGCGGCGTACGCCGGCTGGCTCTCCAGGGTCCCGTCCTGTCCGATGAAGAGGCCGGGCGACATCTCCTGGAGCTTCATCTTGATCCATTGTTTTGAGTCGAACCCGCCTCCATCGGCGTGGTCGAAGGCCCTTGTCGGGTGCGCTGAGGAGAAGGAGTTCCGAAGGAAAGCGAGGGCGAGCGCCGTGGTCCTCCCGGTCCCACGGTCCTCGTCCCGGGTCGACACCAGCCATTCGACGGACGGGAGATGCTGTCGGACGAACGAGTTCACCGCGCTTATGTTGCTATAGTAGGCGTTGAAGGATGTCATCCGGCCCGGATAGTTACACTCCGAGCCTTTCATGCCCGATCCCCGTCATGGACCAGATGACGGCCACGTTCACGGACGACCAGCTGACCCCTTTCTCCTTCGACGTCGCCGCGGAGGCGATGCGCGCGGCGCTCATGGACGCTCTGAAGGGGCAACACCCGACCGATGACACCCTCTCCCTCGCGCTGGCGAAGACCGCGCTCGAGACCGGAAGATGGAAGTACATACACTGCTATAACTGGGGAAACGTCAAGGCCGGGACGGCGTACGTCGGCCAGTATACCTCGTTCGCCTGCAACGAGGTCCTCGGCGGGAAGGTCGTCTGGTTCGCGCCGGGCGGCCGGCTCGACAAGAAGGGCGGAGCTGTTGTCGCCGAGGCGAGCCCTGTTCCGCCGGGCCACTACCAGACCCGGTTCAGGGCGTACGCGAACCAATATGACGGCGCCTACGAGTACGTCGACTTCGTCGCGTCGGGCCGCTACGTTGACGCGTGGGAGGAGCTCCTGGTCGGCGACTCGGACGGCTATGTGAAGGCGCTGCACGACAAGGGCTATTTCACGGCCGACCCGGCCGTCTACGGCAAGGGCGTGAAGTCCCTTCAGGCCGAGTTCAAGGCTAAGCTCCAGGGCAAGGAATGGCCCGCGGCACAGACGGTCGACCTCGACTGGGAGCTCATCCGCGCCACGATCATCGGCAACTCGCTCAACCACGCATACGACTGGGGCCAGGACCGCGACCAGGTCTACGCCGACGCTGTGGCGTAAAGTACCCACATGCAGATGCCAACCGCCGCCGACCTCGGGACGCTCCAGGACGGCGAGCTCCTCGATCTCCTGGACATGGTCTCCGGCGAGGTGAAGCGCAGGAACGGCCTGAGGCCCGCGACCGCCGGCAAGGCCGCAGTCGACGTCATGAGGACACTGAGCGAGATGGCGACCGCCAAGCGCTGACTGCGGCAGCCTGCCATCGTGTGCGTCGGCGGACGCCACAATCTTCCCGCCTTGCAGCCCTCGGAACTTCAGGCCCGTCCGGCACGGAGAGTGCAGAGTCGTGCTTCAAAAGAGGCCAACCGACGAGAGGGAGGGCCCTCCTATGAATATTGGGAACAACATTATGGACATCCTCTGGGAACCAGAGCGTGGGACCTGCACCGAGTGCGGAGACGATGGGTGCCTCGTCCGAAGGTACTCGTCTTGCGGCCGAGTCAGGACTTTTTGCTTCGCCTGTTGGAGCCGCGATCAGAGCCCGTACGTCATGTCGAGCCAAGATTGGTCGGACGACGAGTGCGTCACGTTCCAGTTCTCGGCGTCCGATTCGCCTTCGCGGGCCGCCTGAGCGTAATCTTGGCCCATGGAGCCGAGGAGAGATCTGACCTCCGAAGAGATGGCCGATGGGCCGACGCCGTCCGACTCGCCAGAAGAGTATTTCCGGAAGGCGCGAGCGTTCACGGAGAAGCACTACCGAAGGGAGATGGACCATATCTGGTCCACGAAGTTCGAGGAGGTCGGCCCGAACCACTTCTTCCTTGAGCTGACGTGGGTGATCCATGCCACCGGCTTCAACTCTAAGGTCGTGGCGAAGCTGATGCCGAGGCTCACCGCCGCCTACGGTATCGGAGAGGACGGGAGCGGGTGGGATAGGCTTGGCAGGGAGGACGAGGACCTAATGCTCTCCCGGGTCCTGAAGGTCTGCAACAACCCGCAGAAGGCGAAGGCCGTCCACTCGACCGCGAAGCTCATGGCGGGCGCTATGTTCCCGGCCGACGTCGGGAGGACGGAGTCGTGGGAGGACTTCCGCCAGCGCCGGCTCTCCTCCCCCGAGCTTCTGACGAAGCTCCCGTACGTCGGGAAGATCACGTGCAAACACCTCGCCCGAAACATCGGCATCCTCGAGTGCGTGAAGCCCGACCTCCACCTCGTGCGCTTGGCCGACCACTGGTGGTTCAAGGACTGCGACGCGATGTGCCTGGCGATGAAGCCCGCGGAGATGCCGCTCGGGATCGTCGACCTCTGCCTATGGTTCTATGCATCCACTTTTTCGACAACCTGGATGAAAAAAGACAGCGGACGATAATCTATCGGCGACAGTCTGTTTTCTTTCCAGGCTAGGAGGTCCGGAGTAAAGAAAACGAGCTATAGCTCGAACATGTTCATGTCTTGCATATCGTATATGGAAACCTTTTCTTGTCCCGTTCCCATTTTTCAAAAACTTTGGAATCGGTATGTGTAGTTGCTCCTTAACCCGAACGGCAACCCATTCAACAACCGACTGATGAAGATCTGTGAAATGAAAAAGAGTTATTGTCTTTGATCCATATTTATTCAGCAATAAACACCCATCCCCGTCAACGAGACCCCGTAGGAGAGCTGACATAAATTTTTCCAAAACTTCTCCTAATATTCTGATATAACCTTTTCTTTTGAAGTCGTCCCAGCCCTTGTCGAGTAAGTCAGAACAAAGCTTTCTGCTTGATGGTTCCAGCTGACTTCGTCTGTACCATTTCCCGTACCTCTTGTCGAAGTAGTTTATTGTCTTCACAGGTCCTGTGTATCTGAGGGCTGTCTTGAGCGATTCAAGATGATGCGAGTCTACCGAGCTCAGGCCGACGACCAAAGAGCATGGGGTTCCATACTTGGTTTTCTTTATTGATCCATCGGCCAAGGCGAAGCCGAGCCAGTATGCTTTTTCTTCTGAGTCTATCGTCTCGAAGAACGATTCATTGAGTCCGTAGATACGGCTTTTCGGGCGCACTTTGAGGCCAAGGGACTTCATGAGTCTTCTCACTGAGTTTACGTGGCACCTGAGACGGACGGCCACCTCTTCCTGAGTAAGACCCATTCCGTAAAGTCTAGCGACTTCATGAATGTCTATCATGAACACACAGTACAAGATGAACTATTTGTTCGTTTCCGGAATAGGGTGGTACGCGAGCTCGATCTTCGGCACCATCTCGGCCCGCAGGGAAGGGGAGCGGTGAGGAAGGCAGTCCAGAGGCAGGTAACGCTCCATTATTACGAGAGACAGCAGAGGTTCGGGATCAACAACCTGGTCGGTCAGTGCAAGGACCGGAAGGTGATGGTCGAGCACGGCAAGCACGAAGTGGAGCCAGGGATGTTCGTGTGGGACGTCGGCCACGAGAACTTCGGGGACGGGGAGAGGAAGACCGTCCTCCACTCCCTCCACATCGTTGTCTGGGCAAGGCACTGGGACAGCTGGGGGAGGACGGTCAAGAGAATGCTGGTCAAGTTCCGTCCTGCCACTCCGGAAGAGTTCGCGCTCGAGACCGTGATGAACGAGTAGGCTTTCAATGTCCCGAACCGGGCATGGGACCGTCCGAGCTGTCCGCACACCTCCGCCAGATCGCCTCCTACGTCGAGAGCTCGGGCCGCCCGTCCCTCCGCCTCGTCTCCTCCCGCCTCGCGGCCGCGGTCCTCGCGACCGACCGGTCCCTGTCGGAGGCCGTCGGGAAGGCGCTCGCCGCCCAGGTCGCGGCGCTCATGCCGGAAGAGTTCAACGGGGAGACCTACGACACGGCCGACAAGGGCAAGGGCTTCAAGGGCGGCTACGTCTCCTGGGCCATGGACCCGAACACGTGGGAGAACGCCGGCATCATCGGCGGAATCCTCTTCATGTGCCGGTACAACCCGGGGGACTTCAAGTCGGAGAGCCCGGAGGAAGGGTACGGGGACGACGCCGCCCACTCGAAGGGCGAGGCGGCGATCACGCTCACGATGACGGCCGGCTACTACAACAAGACGCTCGGCGGCGGGGTCGACGGGAGCGCGGACCTCGGGACCTGCACCGTCCTCCTCGACGCGAAGGAGAAGGTCGTCGAGGCGTCGATCGACGACGAGCCGGCGTTCGAGGCCGGCATTACCGGGCTCATCCGGAAGGTGAACGACAGTCCGCCGGACGAGGCCGTGTCCGCCTCGCGCCGCCGGAAGTCGATGCCGCCGACGACGTCGGAGAGGACGCTCCTCCAGTGGCTGGTCAAGCAGAACCGGACCGAGGTCAACCGCACGGAGATCAACGACCTCGTGCGCTCGATGTCGAAGAGGACGGGGGAGCCCGTCGGCCAGGTCCTCGAGCGCGTCAACAGTTTTTTCAAGAAGCGCGGCTGGCCGATCGACGAGAAGGGCTAGTCCTTCTTCCCCTCGCGGCCCGGGTAGACTGCGGCCGCTCGCCACTCGGCGAAGTTCATCCATTTCACGTAGATATTCCCGCAAGTCGGGCAGGGGGTCTGGGACTGGACCTGCGACCAGCTCGAGCTGCAGGCCGCACACTCGTACTGGGCGTGCGGCCGGCGCGGAGGGCGGACAAGCTTCAGTGGTGGACCCCGACGGCGTCGGGTTTGATGGCACGACACCATCCGGTGAGGCCCGGTAAGCGCTCACTCCCGATCCGGAAGATCTCGTAGGCAATCCGACGGTACGAGATATGGCCCTGCGGCTTCGTCCGGAGCTCGGTCAGATAGTACCACTCCTTCAGGTCCATCTGGAACAGGGAGCGATGCAGGTAGCCGAGCGGGATCATGTACTGAAAGAGGTCTTGGTCATGAATGACCGCCTCGTCGTCGTAGGCGTCGATGGCCTCCATGGCCTGCCGGTACTCGCCCTCGAACTCCGTGCCGACGATGTCCTCCGGGACGACGTAGCCATAGTGGATCCCGAGCGGCTCGGCAAACTGCTCGCAGCGCCGGTGTCTCTGGAGGTCCCTGTAAGCGCCGTAGTCCATCATGACCTCGAACGAGAGCTTCACGGTCTTGAAAACGTTCGGGACCTCCGAGTAGGCCGGGCGCGTCTCCATGAAGGCGGAGAAGCTCGCCCAGTCCATCCCGTGGAGGTCGACCACCGCGGACTCGAAGGCGGCCTGCTCGAGGGCCGGGGCGGGCAGAAGGTAAGGCTTGTTCAGCTTGACGTACGGCGTAGGGTCGTCGTGACTGAAGTCCTCGGGCAGGTTTCCGAGGCCCTTCACGGGCAGCTGAAACCCGTCCGGCTCCGTGTGGCGGACCAGAGTGGGGGCCAGCGCCGTGACGGCGGCCTCCATCTTCTCGCCCAGGGCCTGGAACTCCGGGTTGGCATGCCCTTTTAGCCCGGAGACCATCCGGCGGGCGTCGAGCATGTTCACGACCGCGGCGACGTTCGTCCCGGTCCCGGCCGGGAGGAGGTATCGGACGTTGTCGAACGCTCGCGCCCTCGTCGAGGCCTTCGGGTTGTCCATGTCGTCCCCGACGAGCTTTGCCACATGCATGGTCACCTTCGGGAGAAGGCGCTCGTAGGCGTCGTAGAAGCGCTCCGCGAACTTCTTCATAGTGGCCGGGGCTCCGGGCGGCGTGATGAACGAGTCCCGGGAGAACACCTGGTACCGGGTGCTCTTCTCGGAGTAGCCCGCGCGCTGCCAGCCCTCGATGAACTTGGAGGCCACGATGGAGACGCCCTCGAAGCACACGGGAACCACGGCGAGCTCCGCCACCGAGTTGTGCCCGTAGCCGACAACCCACTTCTCCTGGAACTTGTCGGCCGCCGCCTCTGTAAGGTCTCGTACCAGCTCCCGGGCCGAGAGGGGCGATCTCGAGTACTTAGCCAGTACAGTGGCCTGTACGGCCGGAGGGAGGAGTCTCCCGTCCTGGTCGGTGATGCAGAAGACGTCCGTAGCGCTCATATCCGATACCTCCATGATGGACAACGAAATTAGGTCGAGCATACAACAGAGGATCTCGAAAGAGTCGTACTGGGTCGACTCCATGCACCGCGTGCCGGGCATACCCGAGGACTTCAGGCCGTGGACGTGCGGCCTCTCGCCGTCCGCCCTCTACAGCTGCTCCCTCAAGTGCCGGAAGTCGTCCGGGATAAAGACGCCCGAGACGAAGTGGATGAGCATCAAGCGCTGGGTCACGTCCTCGCACGACGGGGTCGAGCTCCCCCCTGGGACGTTCTTCTCCGTCAAGCGCCACGAGAAGTTCGTGGCGATGCCCAACCCGCACTTCGCCAAGACGGAGTACATACTGCTCATGTTCCCGCACGGGAACACCTGGAGCCAGGTCTCGCCCGGCGTCCCCATCACGGAGGACTGGCTCTGGACCGAGGACCCGGAGGGCTTCCTCATGTTCGAGCGCCTTCTCATGCGCGACGCGGCGCAGCCCCTCAAGGGCTACTTCGAGCGCGTGCATAGGTACATGGTGGACAACCCGGACCAGATTGGGATCCACCTCAAGCGCAAGCGGAAGACGGACGACCCGCTCAGTACGACAGACGAATAGCGTCGTAGCCGAGGGCCAGGACCGCCCGCATCTCCTCGTCCAGCAGGAGTTCCTCGCCGTGCCCCGCCATCCGGAAGAAGACCTGCGTCCTCACGGTCGCGCCCGCGTGCACATAGTCCGCCTTCGTCAGGAGCACGGCGCCGGCGTAGACCGCCCTGCCGTCCGGACCGTAGACCACGGTCAGGGTCCCCGGCTGAAAGACCCTCGGGCGGTCAGCGGGCACAGGCTTGCTTCCAGTGCTCCACGGCCTCCGGGTCGATGATGTCCGGGTTCGCCCGCTCGATGCGGAGGACCTGCTCGAGGACGCGGCGGGCGCGCTCCTCGAACCCGAGGTCCATGAGGCTCTCGATGAGGCGGGAGATCCGCTTGTGGTTATGGTCCTTCCGGCGGACCCAGACCGGGCACATCTGGTCGAGCTCGAGAAAACGCTTCACGCGGTCGACGCCGAACGAGTAGGCCTCCCGGAGGTCGCGCCTAACCTGGAAGACCTGAATATCCCGGTCCGTGAGGACCGGCGCGGACGGCTCGTACTTGCTGCGCCGGCGCGTCGGCAGCATCCACTGGATGTAGTCGTGGGCGCGCTCGAACCACGAGTTGTCCTTCTGCATGACCTGGGTCAGCGTCCGGCCGCCGCCGTCGACCGCCTGGTCGAGGAAGTAGAGGATGACCTCGCTGTCCGTCCCCGTCGGCTCATCCCCGCTCATCAGGACGACCGACGGGATCCTGCGGAGGAGCTCGAGATACCCCTTATGGGCGTCCCTTACCGCCTCCCCCGAGGCTTCGATGATCGAGCTCTTCGGGAGGCGGACCTCGACGGCCGGCATCGGCCTATCCACTGCCGCCCTGACGGTCAGCTCCTGGATCAGGCCGACCTGGAGGCCGTCCACGAAGACCTTGACCTCTCCCCTGTCGGAGATCGACACCGTGAGCTCGCTCATCGTCTGCACTTTACGATTTGGGGTTAAGTTCTGGAGCTGAAAGCGCTTGTCTGGGACGGTCGTGACGGCCCTCACAGGGTCCCACCCTCTCTTTATCCTCGTCCTGATGGCAGCCGGAGAACAGCCCAAATGGGCAGCCCAGTCCTCCAGACACATCCTCTTCCCATCAGCCTCGATCCAAACATTATCTTTCCGGTTTCTGTTCTGAACACGGCGAGGTGCCCAGCGGACGTTCCCGGGGACGTATCCCAGCTCACCTTTGATTCTGTCTAGAGTGTGTTTTTTCGAAGGACGAGGCCCAACTGCTGCTAAGAACGTCGAAAAACTGGACGCCCACTCGGGATGCAGAGGTATCTTTCCATACACATCGTTGCTATGGTGACTCTGCCTTAAACACCGGGCTTTAATGGATCTCCATGAATAATATTCAGGACTCGGTCTGTCCCCGACATAATGCCCATGTTTAATTTGATGTTCCCTATTCATGATAGGGAACATCAAAAACGTTCTATCATCTCCTCATGGTCAGCGCCGGTACCAACCAAGACTACGGGAAGGTTTGCTGCTTCTTCAACTTGGTCGATGAAGGCACGACTCTTCGAAGAAAGACGTTCGAATGCGCTCTTTCCGCCTCTGAGACCGGCATCTTTCCAATCGATATACTGAATAAAGTTCATGACGAGCTTTGTGGCCCCATTTACCGCCACGGCATCTCTGAGGCCGTCGAAACTGAACGTTGCTACTCGTCGAATCCGCTTCGTGACGGTCGTCCGCTCTCTTTCGGCCAAAGACGCCGCCTCTTCCGGGGGCATGCCGGCTTTTTCAGCCACCTCAGCCCATGTCATCTCCTCACAGTCTGGATAGAAGTCACCCGAATATCCGACTTGCTTTCCATTCTCGACCACGTTCCCGACCCTTATGGGCCTAGAGCGGAGGTTCAGGTAGACGTCGCCGACCAGCGCCGGCGGGATGGCCATGTGGTCCATCTGCGCCTGGAGCGTGCAGTTCCGGGAGGTGCACTGGGGGTAGTGCGAGCCGTGGTCGATGGACAGGGCGTACCCTTGGGAGCCCTCGTGCAGCCAGGTCTGCCCGGCGCGGATCATGTTCCGGGTCATTGTCCGGAACTCGAGCGCGTCGTGGACCCGGACGTTGTCGACGAGCTCGCCGAGGCGTCCCTCGAGGCCGTCGACGTCCAGGCCGTACGCCGGGGCCCACATGGAGTCGGCGAGGAGGGCGTCCGGGCGGCGGAGGATCTTGTCGCACATGGCCGCCGCCGTCCCCTGCATCGTGGAGGCGACGTGCTTCGTCGACTCGCTGCCGTCCGACTCCCGTCGCTTGTGCTCCGCCGTCACGAGGTTCGCCCTCGCGTGGATCCGGATCTTCGGATGGCCGCATTCCTCCCACTCCTTGATGAGCTGGACGGGGTCGAAGCCGGATCCCGGGGAGACGAAGCACTCGACGCCGAGCCCCTTGACCTTTCGGAGGATGGCGGCGGTCGGGATGGCCTTGGCTACGAACTTCGTCCCGTCCGCGAAGCGGGCCGTGTGGCCGGCGTTCGGGAAGTTGGAGCTCGAGACCGCGGTGACGTTGAAGCGGTCGGCAAGCCAGGCCGAGGTCTTCCCCTTGCCGCTCGAGCCCCACGCCTGGTCCAGGATCACGTTGAACTTGCCTTCAATCATGGGACATCGTACGGCGAGGGGGTCTCCTTCGGACGGAATGTCTCGATCTCCACCGCGGACACCCTCACCTCGGCGCGAAGCTCGGCGATCCGCTTGAGGTCCTTGTCCTCCGCGTACTTGAAAATGCTGTAGTTGTTGCCGTCCTTACGGCCTATCGCGACCAGGCGCGCGCCGGCGACGGCCTTGGCCGAGTACCTCCGGCCCCGGAGGTTCGACGCCTTGCGCGTCCGGTCCTTCACGGCATGCCGGATGTCCAGCATGCGGGCGACGCTCGGGTCCGACATGAACTGGACGCGGATGGACATGTCGGTCGGGATACGGCGCTTCTCCCGGAGGGAGAGCCGGCAGGCGTAGTCGCAGGCCAGGGCGAAGGCCTCCTGGAAAGACCGGGCCCGGAGGACGACGTGCGATAGCCCGTACTCCTTCGGAAAGAGCGCGCGCCACAGCCGCATGTCCGGTGACGCTATCGGCCCGAAGGCCTTATCCCGCACGATCGGGCGGTATTCGGGGAACGCGAGGAACATGCAGGCGTCGAAGATCTGGTCGAAGCGCGTTTTGCCGGCCTTCGTCGAGCGCTGCGGGACCGTGGTCAGGAGGCCCGCCGGGATGGCATTGTTCTCCACGAGGGCGGTCAGGATCTCCCGGAACGCCTCCCGGTCCGTCGGCCTGCCGACGCGCTGAACGCACTCGTCGATGAGGGCCTTCCTGCCCTCGGCCTCGAGGGCCTTCTTCTCGAGGCGTCGCTCCTCCCGCATGGCGGCGCGCTTTCGGGCTCTCCAAGGCCTCTCCGCGGGCTTCTTCGTGGCCTTCTTGCCGGTCTTCCGTCCGGTCATGGTGAGGACGTCCCCGGCAGGCTCAATGTAGAGTGCCATCGCAATGGAGCGGACCTTGGCATCTTGTAACACGATACGTCGTGGATGCCTGTCCGGATCTACGGGGGCTACGACCGCTGCTCCCCTGGTCCGGACCCGAGATTTCGGAGTCGCGTATCGACGCGGAAGGTCGGAGAACGTGAGAATTGGCTTGAGGGAACGGTCCATCGTCCCTAATGCCGAAGTAGAGCTAGCCGAGGTCTTCATCCTCGTCGCCCGTTCTACGGAAGATCTTTCTTCTTTTCCTTTTTCCTTTCGATCCCTCTTTTGCTTCTCGAACAGAGACGAAGTCGGAGTAAGAGTAAGCAGTGGCGATGGTAGCAGTAGTAGCAGTAGTAGTAGTAGTAGCGAAGTCAGAAGAGACGACAGTGACAAAGACGGCCAAGTGTTGAGCGTGTGCAGTGTAAGTGACAAACCCAGTCTCATAACGGGATCTGGACGCGGAGGAGCCCATGGCGGGAGGAAGAGGAAATGCCCTCTGAAGCTTCCGGGAGCGTGAAGACTTTCTTTGTCTTCATGGACTTGCCCAAACATGTCGAGTACAAAGTTCATCCAATGCCCCTGGTCCCTGAGGGGACTGTCCTCAGAATTGACCGGATATCACTCAGAGATCCATCGGACCGGAGGAGGGTTCGGATCGTAGAAGGTGAATATACGATAATGAACAAACGTCTGGTTTACTCAACGTCGTCCGGGCTGCTCCAGTATCTGGAGCTTTCCCCAGCTACCTAAGGGTAGCCTTTGAATCGGTTGGCCGAAACATGCTGAAAAATCGACTATTCCTCTGGAAGCGCCTCGTGGCGGTCATGGCGTGCGTCCTTACCCTTTCCGGGGTGAGCTTCGCGTCGTCGGACACCGTCCAGGACCGTTCGCTCCCCTCGTTCAGGGTCACCTCTTTACATCAGTGGGTCGTGGACCGGATGGTGACCTGGGCCCCTCCGGGCCTCTCCTACGTCAAGGAGGCGAAGGAGTCCGAGGAGGAGGGTAGGAGAAGGTATGAGGATATCGCCAACGACATCATGACCGTCACGTACGATCCGGCCGAACGCCCCATCTTCCAGGGCGCCAACGGGCGTGCTATGACGACCGCCCTCTTGACCTCGATCGCCTTCTACGAGAGCGCCTACCGCAAGGACGTCGACACCGGCGTCGGGCCGAAGGCCCAGGGCGACTCCGGCAAGTCTTGGTGCCTCATGCAGGTGAAGCTCGGGACCCTCGAGAAGGACACCGGAAGGACGAAGCTCCGCGTCGTCGTCGGGCCGAACGGCGGCCTCCGGTTCGTCTCGAGCGAGAGGGAGCCCGGGTATGCGACCGCGTGGGGCGGCGAGGACCTCGTCCAGGATCGCACGAAGTGTTTTCGTGTCGCTCTTCGCATAGCTCGTCTTTCCTTCGGGTCCTGTTCTAAGCTTGGTGTTCAAGACCGACTTAGTATGTACGCGTCCGGCAGGTGTGAGGTCGGCGAGGACGCTTCTCGCCGGAGAGTGTCTCGTGCCCAGCAGTGGCTGTGGAAGAGCCGTCCGCCAATGTTGGACGCACAAGCTTTGGATCTTCTTTGGTCTGACATTCCCGTTCCCCCTCAGGGGGAGGGTGCGTTCCTGTTCTTCGGTGCTCCGAAAGATATTGTTCAAACGTTTTTCATATGATATAGTTTCTGCCTGCCCACGGGTTTCATGGGCGCTCTCCATCAGTCGGCGTAGCGATCGCCGCAAGGAGGCTTTAAATGAACGTTGGTATGGGAGGGGCATGTGCCCCCATAGAGTTCTGCGCTGTCTGTAAGAGGGACAAGGCTGTCTGTGGAGGAGCTAAGCGCTACCCCAGAATAGGTCCATCCTGTAAGGATGCGCCGGGAGTTCGTTATGCTCCTGTCTGCATTCCCGATGACAGGTCCTTCCTAAAGCAATGGTTCAACTGGGTCCGCAGCAAGGTCCGGAAGCGTTTCAAGCGCGACCATGACCGCATACCGGACGCCACGCAGCGCGTCTGCGCCCGCTTCCTTCAGAAGGAGTTCACTTCCCGCTGGTTCTATAAGTACCTTCATGAGGATCTCGTTACGCGGACTGAGGCCGAGCACATGCTCTGGGACCCGGACGGTCCGCCTGTTCAGCTAAAGTTCATTAGCGACACGATTATCTCCCCCAGGGTCGGCATGAATATCGACCCGAACTCTCTTTGGAGAGTGTCCGACGTCTTGGCCTACGTGGGCTTTGACTTCGAGAGGTACTTCTACTCAGCCCAAGGCCACACTATCGACAGCGACCGGATGCTCTACCTCCTCGGGCATGGTCCGGGCGAGTATTGGAAGCTTCAGTCTTTGTGGCGCCAAGATCGCATCATTCCGGCAGAGCTCACGGAACACGAGTGTCCCCGCGGTCGTCCGAGCCATGTGTCTGGAGGAAATAAGGCTGCTCCGAAGACGTGCCCAGAGTGCGCTCGTGGGCTTGCTCTTCTTCGATCCAAGGGGATCTCTCTTGCCCAATCCGAGCAATGTCCTGGCTGGAAGCACCCTAAGGAGAGCGTTCAGGCTCTGAACCCAGCTCTGACCCCGTCCATGTTGGACGCAATCCGGAAGATGCGGTGGAATGATTCTCAGCTCTGCCAAAAGCCCAACAAGAACAGTGTCTCTTACCTCCGCGGATGGCAGGGGAAGAACCGTGTTTTCAATCAACCACGTTTCATCATGCGACCGGCTGTTCCGGGCACAGAGCCGCACGGGATCGACGCTGGTCTGCTAAAGTATGCGGACCGCATTATCGGGAATGAGGTCATTAACGAGTTCAAACAGCTCACCCGGACGGACGACATGTCCCGTAATGTCCACAACAACGGTGTCTCGCCCGAGACCTCCGACTCCGAGGTCGTTGCGTACGACCTGGACTCTGAGGAGGGGTCCCAGCGGGTCATCTGCGACGCCGACGCCGTTGCCGACTTTCGTGTGGTCGAGCATAGGTCAGATATAGCATCTCTTCTCGGTGAGGCGGCCCTGTCGGCCGAGGAGTCGGACGTTATATCCGCTATCAGTCTTCTGGATGTTACGGTCCGAGATTATGCCCGGAATAGCGGGATTCCCGTCCAGCGTGTTCATCGTCTTCACACCTCGGCTCTCAAAAAGCTTCGGTCGGCGACAGTCGGCACCGGCTTCGCCGATCGTGTGATGCGGGAGGTGTGTGACCGCCATGACTGTAGCGAGGATCAGATTCTCGGAACCAGTCTTGTCGGTCGTTCTGTTGTGGCCCGGGCTGACCTTTTTGCCACCTTGTACGCTGCGGGTATGAGCGAGGAGGACATGTCCTCGCACTTCTCCTACTCCCGGGAGAAGATTTCGGCGGCCGTTGTCAGGGGTCAAAAAATTCTGAAGAATGTAGCCCTTTAGTGTCTGGTGGTGGTATGACGGTCGAACGCCCGCGCATCGCCACCTCCATCCGCTTTATCGTTGCGATGATGCGCCTTTTTGCAGGTTTTGAGTCTGACGCCGGGAAGGCAATCCTGAACATTCTGCGTAAGCAGTATCCGGGACAGACTATCACTGAGACCGCCGGGTCCATCGGCGCAAAGCTCATGGCCGTCGCTCGGAAGCAGCTTCAGGGTAACGACTCGGACTCGATGGACGCCATCCAGAACTTCCTTTCGTATATAGCCACTGGGTCCACGTACGAGACGAACGACAAGGGCGTGGTCAAGCGGGACGAAGACGGCGAGCCCATCATGCGCTCCACCGGCAAGCCCTGGGACTTCGCCAAGGACTTTCCGACATGGGACGGTGCCCTGAAGGCCATGTTCAACAACCTTCGGACTACTGCTATGAGCGGGTCAATGGGGAAGTCCCACCGCAAGAAGAACGAGCGCTCGGTCGACGACGCGTTCGGCACTCGCGACGAGGACGGCGGCGCGAAGGGTAACGGCGAGGGCCGCATGCCGACGCCGGACACGACCGAGCTCGGGAAGGCCTTGGACGACCACGCGGCCGCCAAGGAGTTCTTCTCCGCCATCGAGGAGTGGATCCCGGAGCTCGAGAAGACCCTCTCCCCGGAGGAGAAGATCATCTTCGAGTCCATAATGAACGACGACGGAGGGAGCTTTGGCTCCGACATCAAGGAGAACATGGGGCATGCCTCCCTCCTGAAGGAAAAGTTTCAGGAGAAGCTCCCCGACGTCTACGCGAAGTATGAGAAGCGCTGGTCCGGCTTCGTCGGCGACACGAAGAAGAAGCTTCTCAAGAAGATCACGGACTTCGCCGAGGAGGAGCTCCCCGAGTCCGTCTACGACACCCTGTACGACATGCACGGCGCCGACCCGAGGGAGGCCGAGAAGCTGGAGCAAAAGAAGGACCAGGGTAAAGCCGACTACCAGAAGGGCATCGACGAGCGCAAGGTCGCCCGCCTGAAGGCCGAGGCCGAGGAGAAGGGCTCCTCCTTCTCCAAGCAGGACGAGCTCGACCGCCTGACCAAGAAGCTGAAGGGTATGGGCGTCGACGTAGACGCCATCAAGCCCGACTCCGGCGCCGGCGCGAACAAGCCCAAGAAGTCGAAGTCAGAGGACAAGGCCTCCCAGGCCGCCTCCGTGATCGTCATGGCATCGGCCCTCGCCTCCCGCCGCGGCCTCCGCAGGTCGGACCTTGGCCTTTGACGGCTCGGCCTACGACGGCCTGACCGGCCGCCCGGGACCCCGCCAGCTCAGGCCGGCCACGCACAATGTGGCCCTCGCCTCCTATCCGCTCTTCATTCTCCGGCTGAAGCAGAACGCCCTCTCCGTCAGCGTCCCCGACGCGGTCGAGGGCCCGCGCGTCCTTCGCGCCTCGAGCCCGGGCCGGACCGGCGAGTCCTGGACCATGCTCTACTCCGACTTCGAGAAATGTCGGAGGGTCGCCGCCCTTGTCGCTGTCCCTCTCTTCGCGACCGACTCGGAAGGCTCCATCCTCGCTCGCATTGCGGCCCGGGTTGCCGTAGAGTTCCCCTGAAAAAGGAGACTCATATGTCCGAAGAGAAACCAGCCCACCCCATCGTCTTTGTCCGTTGCACGAAGGGTTCCGACCCGGTGACCAAGGGCCAGAGCTGCAACGGTAGGCAAGCCTACAAGCTTTCCTCTGACGGACACCGCTCGCCGATGTACAAGTGCACCAAGTGCTCTCACGTGTTCTCGGTCGGCCTCGGCGGCAGCTTCAACGTCTAGATGATGTTCTACTGCCCTGTCTGCGTGCGCCCTCGCGGCACGCTCGGGGAGCCCCTGACCTCGTTCGGGGCCGTGAACAAAATGGGTTGCTCCTCATGCAGGAGGATCTACGAGGTGACCGTCCATATGGTGGAGATCGGCCGTCTTGACGACGTTCGGAAACCAGCGCTCCCAGCGGGAGACGGAGACGGCGATACAGAGCGTCCCGCGCTTCCTGACCCTGAGCGGGCCTGAGCACGTCGGGAAGGCCTCGTTCGTCAGGGCCTACCTCGAGTCCGCGCTCGACGAGGCGGACCTCCTCGTCGCCGAGTCCGGCCCGGACGGCGCTCGTCAGGCCCGGCCTTTCCTCTCCGACCGCCCGTCGTTCAGCCCGTTCCGTGCGGTCCTGATCGACGACATCGACGTGCTGAGCGAGCCTGCCCAGGACTCGTGGCTTAAGTTGTGTGAGGAGGCCCCGGATAGCTCGTGTATTGTCGCCGTCTCCTCGGACCCGCGCTCGCTCCTCCCTCCCCTGCTCTCTAGGGTTGTCCGGGACGTCCGCTGGTTCCCCCTGTCCGACTCCGAGGTGTCCGAGTTCGCCTTCTCCCTCGGGAAGGAGGTGGACGACCTCGCTGTCAGTATGTCCTGCGGGAGGCCTGGCCTCTATCCGGTCTTATGTACTCGCGGCTTCGTCGCCCTGCACGAGTCGGTCCTCTCTTCCGTCGCGGACCCGTCTTTCGAGCTCGCCGTCCCGTCCGTCGTCAAGGACCTCGAGTCCGGCCGCTCCCCCGATCGGACCGCGGTCTCCCTCGTCGTTCGGAGGGCCGCCTTATCGCTTATGGCGGACCCCGCCGCCCGTGAGGGCGCCCTCGCTTTCCTCCGCTTCGCCGCCGACATCGTCCGCGTCCCGTCCGCGAACGCGGAGATCCACTGGCGCAACGCTGTTATATTATCTTTGAAGATGTAAGCTACCCTTCGGTGGCTACAGTTATCTTGATAAGCGGTGAGGAGGAGCTCCTCATGGAGCGCGCCGCCCTCGGCGAGGCGACCTCGATGCTCCCGGACTCGGTCCTCAGGTTCGACGAGGAGGCCGCCTACGTGGAGGAGATGTCGTGCCGTCCGATAGGCGGAGGCCGTCGCGTGTTCGTCGTCCGGGCGACCTCCGTCCCGAAGCTCCCGAACGACCCGGACGTCCTTATTGTCATTTCGAAGAAGAAGCTCGAGCTGGCCACCGCGACGCGCCGTCTCGACTTCCCGAAACTCAAGACGTACGACGATAAAAACGAGGTGGTCGCATGGGTCGTAAAAGAAGGCGAGCGCTATAACATCGATCTAAGAAGAGTCGCGCTGGGCCTTTTTGTGAACAGCCGAAAGAGTCTCAGAAAGCTCGCTTCTGAGGTCCGCAAACTGTCAGTGTTAGTGCCTTCGGGGCCGGTTACTCCCGAGGATGTTAGATCGGTTCTGCCGTTTTCAGCGGACCTCACACCAAAGGAGATAGTGGAAGCCGTGTGTGAAGGACACCCCGTCAAAGCTGTCGCCTACGTGGACCGGCTCCAGGAGGCGCAGGATGAGACTGGGTGGATCATAGCCTTTCTCCAGAGGCACGTGATCCAGCAGCTTCGCGTGGAGCTTTTGTCCGCGTCCGGCCTCGCTCCGCAGGATGTGGCGAAGCGCATCGAAATGCACCCTTTCGTCTTCAAGAAGGTGGTCGAGCCCCGTCTCGGCCTGTGGAGCCCTTCGTCCCTGAAGACTAGCCTGGCCGAGCTATGTCGCCTCGACCTGGCACACAAGCGCGGCAAGAAATATGCAGCCCTCGGCCTTGAGGCCGAGGTTATTAGACTGTCCGAGGAGGCCAAGAACAATGTCAAGCGAAGCCGTGCAAACTGATGTCATGATGTCCGCTGTCCTGAGTGCTCCCCCGCCTCCGGAGCCCGTGATACGCGTGAGGAAGAGGAACGGGACCCTCGAGCCAACCGACATCAACAAGATAATCAAGGCCGTCCGTCGCTGCTGCGACGGCCTGCCGGACGTTGACCCGATGCGCGTCGCCTCTAAGACGATAAACGGCGTTTTCGACGGGACCTCATCCCGCGAGCTCGATATGCTCTCCATACAGACGGCAGCCTCCCTCACCGTCGAGGACCCCCAGTATGCCAAGCTCGCCGCCCGCCTCCTCTCCGAGTATATGAGCAAGGAGGTCCGCGGTCAGGGCATCCAGACGTTCTCTCAGTCCGTGTTGATGGTGGCCTCCCTTGACATGGCGAACGAGCGTCTCCAGTCCTTCGTGAGCGCGAACTCCCGCAAGCTCGACGACGCCATCCGGACGCACCGCGACGACAACTTCGACTACTTCGGCCTGCAGACGGTCTACGACCGCTATCTCCTGAAGCACCCGAAGACCCGTATGGCGCTCGAGACCCCCCAACAGTTCTTCATGCGCATCGCGTGCGCCCTGTCCGAGACCGTGGCCGAGGCCATCGAGCTCTATACGTCTTTCTCGTCCTTCGAGTACGTCCCGAGCTCCCCGACCCTCTTCAACGCCGGGACCCGCCATGAGCAGCTCTCCAGCTGCTTCCTCCTCGACTCGCCCCAGGACTCGCTCGAGGCGATCTACAATAAGTATGCGGACGTCGCCCGCCTCTCGAAGTTCTCCGGCGGCATCGGCATTTCGTACTCCAGGGTCCGCTCGCGCGGCTCGCACATCAAGGGAACCAACGGCAGGTCGAACGGCATCGTCCCATGGCTTAAGACCCTCGACGCGTCTGTCGCCGCCGTGTCTCAGGGCAGCAAGAGGAAGGGCGCCTGCTGCGTCTACCTTGAAACCTGGCACTCGGACGTCGAGGAGTTCCTCGAGCTTCGCGATAACACCGGCGACGAGGCCCGCCGCACGCATAACCTGAACATCGCAAACTGGATCCCCGATCTGTTCATGGAGCGCGTCAACGCTAACCAGGACTGGAGCCTCTTCGACCCGAAGGAGTTCCCCGCCCTGACCGACCTCTACGGCGACGACTTTCAGGTCGCCTACGAGGCCGCCGAGGCCTCCGGCCGCGCGGTCAAGGTCGTCAAGGCCCAGGCTCTATATACCCGCATGGTCCGCACGCTCGCCCAGACCGGCAATGGTTGGATGTGCTTCAAGGACAAGTCGAACCTCGCCTGCAACCAGACGGCCCTCCCCGGCCGCACCGTCCATCTCTCGAACCTCTGCACCGAGATCCTCGAGCTGTCGTCGGACGACGAGACGGCCGTTTGCAACCTGGGCTCTATCAACGTCGGCCGCCACATGATGGACGTCGCCGGCAAGCCGATGTTCGACTACCTGAAGCTCGCGAAGACTGTCCGCGCCGCGGTCCGTCAGCTCGACCGCGTCATCGACATCAACTACTACACGATCCCCACGGCGAGGTCGTCGAACATGAAGTGGCGCCCCGTCGGCCTCGGCATGATGGGCCTTCAGGACGTCTTCTTTCAGATGCGGATCCCTTTCGACTGCCCGGAGGCACGCCAGATCTCCAAGAAGATCTCGGAGGAGATTTACTACGGCGCCATCACGGCGAGCGTCGAGCTCGCCGAGGAGAAGGGCGCCCATCCCGGGTTCTCGGAGACGCGCGCCGCCCGCGGCGAGCTCCAGTTCGACGCCTGGGGCGTGGTTCCCGAGGGCACTCGCTGGAACGACCTCAAGGCCCGCATCAAGGCCTCCGGCCTCCGGAACTCCCTGCTCATCGCCATAGCCCCCACGGCCACCATCGCCTCCATCCTCGGCTGCTACGAGTGCATCGAGCCCCAGGTATCCAACCTCTTTAAGAGGGAGACGATGTCCGGGGACTTCATTCAGGTCAACAAATATCTCGTCAACGACCTGAAGGACCTCGGCCTCTGGAACGAGGCAACCAGGTCCCGTCTGAAGCTGTCCGAGGGCTCCGTCCAGGCCATGGACGAGCTCCCCTCGGGCCTAAAGCTGGTCTACCGGACCGCCTGGGAGATGTCGATGCGTTCGCTCATAGACATGGCCGCGGACCGCGGCGCGTTCATCGATCAGAGTCAGTCCCTGAATCTCTTTGTAGAGAGCCCTAACATCGGGCCTCTGTCCTCGATGTACAACTATGCTTGGCAGAAGCGGCTCAAGACGACCTACTACCTGAGGTCCCGTCCGGCCACGAAGATCGCGAAGGCGACCGTCGAGACCAAGTCCACCATGCCACAGTCTGACGAGGCAGCCCTCGCCGCCGTCGTCTGCTCCCTCGAGAACCCTGAGTCTTGTGAATCCTGCCAATGAGCCTGATATCCCGTCCCTCGAACATCCTGGACCCCGGCCTCTGCCTCACGCTGAGGCCCATGGTCTACCCCGAGTTCTTCGACATGTACCGCAACGCGGTGAAGAACACGTGGACGGTGGAGGAGGTCGACTTCTCCACCGACGTCCAGGATCTGGCGCACAAGATGACGGACTCGGAGCGCCACCTGGTGAACCGGCTCGTCGCCTTCTTCGCCACGGGGGACTCGATAGTCTCGAACAACCTGGTCCTAAACCTCTACAAGCACATCAACGCCCCCGAGGCCAGGATGTACCTGTCGAGGCAGCTGTATGAGGAGGCCCTCCACGTCCAGTTCTACCTAACCCTCCTCGACACGTACGTGCCGGACCCGAAGGCCCGGAATGATGCTTTCTCGGCGGTCGAGAATATTCCCTCCATCCGCCATAAGGCGGACTTCTGCATGAAGTGGCTGAACTCGATCAGCGAGATCGACAAGCTGAGGACCAAGGGGGACCGTAAGCAGTTCCTTCTCAACCTCATCTGCTTCGCCTCCTGCATTGAGGGCCTGTTCTTCTTCGGCGCCTTCGCCTACGTCTACTTCCTTCGCTCGCGGGGCCTGCTGCAGGGCCTCGCTTCCGGGACCAACTGGGTATTCCGGGACGAGTCCATGCACATGAACTTCGCCTTCCAGATCGTGAACACGGTCCGTCGGGAGGACCCGGGTCTCTTCGACTCCGTCTTGGCCAAGGACGTCGTCACGATGCTCGAGGAGGCCGTGGCCTGTGAGACGCAGTTCGCCGAGGATATGCTCTCCGGCGGCGTCATCGGCCTGTCGACCGGCGACGTCCGCCGTTACCTCGAGTACTGCGCCGACCAGCGCCTCTCGAGCCTCGAGCTTCCCCGCCGCTTCGGCTCCAAGAACCCGTTCTCCTTCCTCGACTCGCAGGACGTCCAGGAGGTCACGAACTTCTTCGAGCGGCGCCCGTCAGCTTATCAGATGGGCGTCGAGGGCGCGATCTCGCTGAACGACGAGTTCTGAATAAAGGTGTTAGACTCTTGTTCCGTATCTCGGAACATGGAGAAGATCATATCTTTATACGCTTCCGGATTATCTCAAAAAGATATCCATAACGCGGGTTATGCCTGGAGAGATATAAAGGTCGCTCTTCGTGGGCGATCTCGCCTCGCAGGAGAGGCTGCCCGTCTTTCCAGCTTCCGTAGGATGGAAGCTAATAAACATATTCTTTCTCAGGCCCAGAGGGACCTTATTTATGGATCACTCCTTGGTGATTCCAGCCTTTCCTCATACGGGCCGGCTGCTCCGGAGGGAAATGGGCCGAAATACACGATTGTGTTCTCAAACTCGCATTGTGATGCGCAGTTCGGATACGTCGAACATATGAAATCCATTCTTCCGATGGGGAACATATATACCCGTATCCAGGATAGTGGATATAAGATCGGAAATCCTGTTCACCGATTTGCCTACCGAAACAAGGGGGCCTTAGGTGACATTTGGGATCACGTCATGGTTGAACGGAAGAAAACTGTTACCGCTAAATGGATTTTATACCTAACTCCGGCTGCTCTTGCTTATTGGTTCATGGATGACGGAACATCCTGTTTCGTCGGAAATTCAGTCGTCGTCCGTTTTTCGACTTATTCTTTTTCTCTCAATGAGATCAATCTCTTACGTTCGAAGCTACAAAATTTCGGTTTCACTAGCTTTGTCCAAGAGAGTAAACATGGTCCCGTCATCTCACTCTCAAGGCCTGAGGTCCCATGTTTTATGCAACTTGTTGAATCTACCGTATCTCAGATTCCCTGCATGCAGTATAAGATCAAGTTCCCGGGCGGGAAAGGTTCTTCCTCAAGTACGGGATCACGTCGTTAGATCGCTCGACGAGGACCTCGTCGCCCGGGCATAGGGCCAGCTTCCGGAACATCGACAGGTTGTGGAGCGAGATGCTTGTGATCGTCACCCCGCCGATGTTCACGGGGGCCACGCTCGCTACCGGCGTCACGCGCCCCGAGTTCCCGACCTGCCATTTTATGTCCTCGACCGTCGTGACGCCCGTGGCCGCCTCGAACTTGTAGGCTATCTGGCCCCGCGGGCGCATGTTCAGGTCGCCGAGCTCTTCCTGTTTCGCTATGTCGTTCAGGCGGATGACCGTCCCGTCGATCTCGTACGGGATCTTCTCCCTTTCTCCCGCGGCCAGCCTCTCCTGGAGCTTTTGCACCTCGTCCAGGGTCACGACCTGCCAGAATGGGACCGTGAACTTCATTTTTTCCAGGATCTTGAACCGGAGTGCCTCCTTGTTCGGGGCCGTGTCCGACATCAGCGTGTAGGCGATGAATTGCATGTTCCGGCAGTCCTCCCCTCCGCCCTTCTTCTCCCGGACCTTCCCGTTCGCCGTGTTCCGCGGGTTCGCGTACTCGGCGGCGTAGACGCGCTCGAACACCTCCTTGGTCATCACGACCTCCCCGCGGACCGTAACCTCCTCTGTGATCGGGATGGTCGCCGGGACGTCCGGGATCTTCCGGACGTTCTCGGTGACGTCCTCTCCGACGACTCCGTCCCCGCGAGTGACGCACCGGACCAGCTTTCCGCCCTCGTAGACGAGCTCCATGCTCGACCCGTCTATCTTGTACGTGAAGAGAAACTCGGTCTGAAGGTCCCCGATCTTTGTCCTCGCCCCGACCCTGGCGGCCCACTCGCGGAGCTCGGCCTCCGAGTTCACCTTGGACAGCGAGCCCATCGGGATCTTGTGCTGGACCTTCTCCCAGACCGACAGCCTCGGGACGGAGGCACCCACAGCCTTGACCTCGAAGTCGTTCGGGGAGAGCTCCCTGAGCCTCGCCAGCTTCGCGTCGTAGACGGCGTCCGACGCCTTCGGCTCGAGGTTGTAGTAGGCCTCCCGGAGGACCTTTAGCTCATCCCGGAGCTTCGCGGCCTCGCCGTTCGGACACCCGGAACAATAGCTTTCTCCGCCCGTGAACTCGTCACCGTGTGTTCCTGTGTCCTTGCAGTGGACGCATTCGCCCTTCGAGTTCTTCGCATAGTCAGACATTCGGCCTCCTCGACTTCCTCAATACGTCCTCTACCAGCTTCCTGGCCGTCACCCGCAGGGCCGGGGAGAAGGCGTGGACCGACGCCTCCCCGATGAAGGCTTCCAAGGCCTTCACCATCCCCAACATCGCGTTGTTCGAGTCCAGGCACTGTTGGGAGCAGAACTTGACCCTTACCGGGACCTCGCCAGAGAGGTGGTCCACGTGCTTGTACTTTTCGAAGGAATATGGGTCTGTGCTCAGCAGTTGGCCCTTCTTCCCGCAGGTGTAGCAGGCTTCCATTCCGTAGTTGGCCAGCTTCCACTGTCGGGCGCGCTCCTCGAGGCTTTCCCTATATCCGTCGCTCATGCCATCGCTCATCTCTGCCTTTACACTTAGGCCTTTGGTGTCTGATAGTCCCTAGCCCCATGAGCATATCAAGCTTTCAGACGCAGGCTGCCGCCATGTCGGCCAAGCTCTCGGGTGACCTCCCCCGTCGGCCGACCAGCTTCTCCCGAATCGCCGCGGAGATCGCCGGAAGCCCGGTCCTAGCCTTCGGTGAGGAGCCGCAGCAGCCGTCGGAGCACGACGCGGACTGGCAGAGGGTCAACTCCTATATCGCGGACGTTCTCAAAGACACTCACGTCCTCTATTCGAAGCTCGCACGCCTTCAGGGCGACTTCATTGGTGGCGAGCTCTCCGAGCTCGAGAAGATTTCGTCGGTCGTCCTCGATCTTGGTGAGCGTCTTTCGACGTTCATGAAGGCCTTCCACGAGGGCGACGCCTCAATGATGAAGGAAAAGCAGTTCGGCGGCGGCTCCGGCGGCGGCGGCTCCGGCGGCGGCGCCCCTCCCGGGACCCCTCCTCCCGCCATCCCGGCCGAGTTCAAGCGTCCCGAGGGCGACTTCGACACCGAGCTCAACCTCGAGGGCGATGATGAAGAGTTCAAGGGCTTCGACGAGGACGAGAAGAAAGACGAGAAGAAGGGCGACGACGAGCAGGGTCAGGGACAGCAGAAGTAGTCTCCCGGCGTACTTTCCGCAATGGCGGAAGACCTTTTCGAGATACCGACCCTTTGTCCCGTTTGCTCCGGCCCGACCGCCGAGCGCGGCGACTTTCTCTACTGCGTCAGCGAGTCTTGCCCGTCCCGGCTGTCCGGCTCCGTGAAGGTCTGGGTCCGCAACCTTGGACTCCTGCATATCGGGGAGGCCACCATCGACTCCCTGACTGCCGGCGACCCTCCGGCCATCGGCTCAATAGCCGACCTCTACCGCCTTTCCGTCGAGGACTGGGCCCTCCATTGCTCCGGCATGAAGATGGCGGCGAAGTGTCACGCCGCCCTGCACGGGAACAAAGAGCTCCCTCTCGAGCTCGTGGTCTCGTCCCTGAACATCCCGAACTTCGGCCTCTCGACGGCCACCGACCTGGTCCAGGGCGGTATCGACACCGCTGAGAAGATGCTCTCCGCCGACTTCGAGGCCCTGAAGTCCGTCCAGAACGTTGGCGACATCACCGCTCGGCAGATCCAGGAAGGCCTCCTGTCTAAGCGGGACGTCCTCCTGGACGTCCTGACCGTCGTTTCCCTGAAGGCGCCGATAGCGGTCGGACCCCTCGTCGGCAAGACAGTATGCATCACCGAGGCGACCTCGGTCCCGCGCAAGGCGCTGGAGAAGCGGATCATGGACGCCGGCGGGATCCCGAAGGGGTCTGTCTCGAAGACCACGTCATACCTCGTCACGAACTATCCGGACGCCACCACCAGCAAGATGGTCGCGGCCAAGAAGCACGGCGTTCCCGTCATATCCGAGGCCGACCTTGTCGCGCTCCTGGACGGGAAGTCCTCTTAGAAGAGGCTGCGAGCTTTTTTAGCGCCGTCCCGCCGCGTGGCTGCAAGAAAGTCACGCCACATTCTCCAGGGTTCTCTTGGTCCTCCAAGCCTTCTCGGGCTCCGGCCCGTAAATGGATACTACCGGCACGTACATTGCTAACGGTCCCAATATGCCCAAGCAGCCCTTCGCTCCCGAAGTCATGGAAACCTATGCGGACCGACTGGTCCGCCACGCCCTTCTGGCCCGTCATCTGGACGATCCTGAGCATCCATGCATGGAGGCCGAAGAAGCCCTCCTGAAGGCCGCCGAGGCGCCGGTGAAGGCCTCCGCCGACTACTGCCGTCGCGCCCCCGAGTGGCCTATACTCCGGACTTGGTTTGCGACCAAGGTCCTGAAGATCGCTCGCGAAAAGCTTCCGAGCTACGGCTTTTCGGCGCCCATCGGACATTCGGTCCTCGCCGAGATCATTTCCCGAGGCTTTGATCATGTCCTTGAAAACAGGACTGGCGAGTCCGGGGTGATGGCCTCACCGGGTTCTAATGTACTGTCCCCGGGCAAGTGCAAGACGTCGTAGGAAAAATCAGCGGGCTTCTCTTCGCCAATAAGGGGACGGCGTACTATGCCCTACGCATCGCCGTCGACGGCGGCGGCAAGGCGGTCGTCTGCGGAAACTTTCCTGGCTTCCCGATAGCTGAGGGCATCAGGGCGAAGTTTTCCGGCGACTGGGTGGACCATCCGAAGTGGGGAAAGCAGCTGTCCGCCCGCTCCTGCGAGATCTTGGTCGAGAAGGGCCGGAACGGCGTCATCACTTATCTGGTGAGCAACGTCAACTCCATCGGCCCGGTGACGGCCGGAAAGCTCTACGGCCACTTCGGCGACGGTCTCATCGACGTGCTCGAGAGCTCCCCGGAGCGCCTCTCGGAATGCGACTTCCTCACCGGAAAGCAGATAGAGTCGATCGTCGAGGAGTGGAAGAAGTCGTCCGAGCAGCGCTCGGTCTCCATATTCCTGACCGACCTTGGGCTCACCTCCTTTCAGGTTCGGTCGGCCTACACGAAGTTCGGCGCGGCCACGACCTCCATGGTCAAGGAGAACGCCTACTGTCTGTACGAGTGTCCCGGCATCGGCTTCCCTTCAGCCGACAACGCCGCCCGGAAGCTCGGGATCGGGAGGGACGACCCGCGCCGCGTGCTGGCTATGATCCAGTACTGCATGTCGGACCTCTCCCACTCGGAGGGCCACATGTTCGTGACCTCCGACCAGATCCTGAAGCACTCGAAGAGGCTCTTCCGGCATGGTCTCGACCATTTCTCGCACGGCGATTATATCGCGGAGTCCGCGTACTATCCGGCCCTCATAGAGCTCAAGCGTTCCGGGTCCATTGTCTCCGACGGGACTAAGCTCTACCTCCGTGAAAACTGGGAGCACGAGTCCTCCGCCGCCTCCGCCGTCTCCATGTTCTTGGAGAATGGCCCGAAGAACCTCGGGGATCTGGCCGTCATCCTGGCCGACTACGAGAAGTCTCGCGGCATTGAGCTGTCCCCGGAGCAGCGCGGCTCTTTCATGCTCTTGGCCGCCTCCAGACTCTGCGTCGTCTCCGGCTACCCCGGGACCGGCAAGACCACCCTCATCTCGGCCTTCGTCCACCTGTTCGACGTGAACAATCTGGACTATTATCTTCTTTCTCCGACCGGCATCGCCGCCAAACGCCTCTCCCAGGTTACGGGAAAGCCCGCCTCGACCATTCACCGGGCCCTCGGTTATAAGCAGGACGGCGGCTGGGAGTTCTGCTCCTCCAATAAGTTCTATGCCGACGCCGTCATTGTCGACGAGATGTCCATGGTGGATGGCGAGACCTTCTACCGCCTCATCTCGGCTCTCTCGCCGGCTACCATCCTCATCCTGGTCGGGGACCGAGCCCAACTCCCGTCGGTCGGCGCCGGCTTTGTCCTGAACGCGCTCATGGAGTGCCTGGACGTCCCGCACGTCGCCCTGACGAAAATCTACCGCCAGGAGCAGCAGTCGGACATCATTACCATCGCCCACGATATACTGGCTGGGAAGCGCATCGACATCGAGCGCCCGGCGGGCTCCCAGTTCGTCTTCCTGAACTACAAGCAGTCGGACGTCGTGGACGAGATCTGCACCCTCACCAAGCTCATGCTCGAGAAGGGATCGAACTTCCAGGTCATAGCGCCGAAGTATGATGGGGACCTGGGCGTCAACACCCTCAATAGGCGCCTCCGGGAGGTCCTGAACCCTGAGTTCATATCCGGCCGCGCCGCCAAAATAAAGCACGGCTCCTGCGATCTCTATGAGGGCGACCGCGTCATGCTGGTCCGGAACGACTACGAGCGCGCTATTTTCAACGGGGACGTCGGGAAGGTCCAGCGTATCTCCCTGAAGGACGACCAGGTCGACGTCCGTGTCTTCAACTGGTTCGACCAGGAGTCGTCCATTCCGAGGTACGTCGACAAGGTCTTCACGTTCAAGGTCGAGGAGTGCAAGTCCGCCATGAACGTGGCTTATGCCTGCACCACCCATAAGGTCCAGGGACAGGAGTTCGACTACGTGATCATGCCGATGACGATGCAATACGGCATCATGCTCTATCGGAACCTGGTGTATACGGCCATAACGCGCGCCAAGAAGAAAGTTTTCCTCTTCGGGGACCCTACGGCCTTCACATACGCCGCGGCCAACGAGCGGGAGACCGTCCGGAACTCGGACCTCGGGGCGCTGATATCCGCCTCCCTCCGGACGGAAGCCACGGCCTGATCCCCTCGTAAGGGACGCCATCGTGGTGTACTCTCGGGGGTATGTCCTCGATACGCTTTCTCACGTCCACCGACGAGCACCTGGCGGACCAGAACCCCGGCTATAGGAAAGACTCCTATAAGGACGCCATCCTCGCGAAGCTCGAATGGCAGGGCGAGCTCGCGCGCAGGCTTGAGTGCGCCGCTGTCCACCGCGGGGGCGACTTCATTCATGTGAAGCCTGCCAATAAGACCACGATGGGTACGCTCGCCAAGGCGGCGGCCATCCACCGCGGGTACTCGTGCCCCACCTACTCGGTATGCGGGAACCACGATATGAGCTTCAACGACCCGGAGTCCATCCCGCGTCAGCCGCTCGGCGTGCTCCTGAAATCCGGCGTCTTCCGCCCTCTGAAGGACGAGACGTTCGTCTCGGGTTCAATGTCCGTCCGGGTCGTCGGCGTCGACTACACGACCGACCTGGCGCACGACACGCTCAGGGACCTCGTCCGGAAGAAGGACGGGGACACATACACGATAGCTGTCGTCCACGCCCTGGCTGCCTACGCCCCGGAGGAGCGCATTCAGTCGTTCTTCAACGAGACTGTGTTCGACTATCGCGACCTCGTCTTCGACGGCTGCCCGGACGTCTACGTCTTCGGCCACTACCATAAGGACCAGGGCGTCCGGGAGCACCTCGGGACCCAGTTTATAAACCTCGGGGCCGTCTCCCGTGGCGCCCTGACGTTCGAGAACCTCGAGCGCCGTCCCAAGGTCTCTAGCATCACGTGCACCTCGTCCGGGATATCGGTCGACGTCCATGAAATCCCGTGCGAGGACGCTTCCAAGGTGTTCGATCTGGACAAGAAGAAGGAGGTTGAGCGCTCCCGAAAGAGCCTCGACGACTTCATTAAGCAGCTCAAGTCTACGACCATGGAGAACTACGGCCTGGACGAGAAGCTCGCCCACCTCCGCACCTCCCCGGACTATCCGGACGAGCTCCGTAACGTCATCCTGGACGCCATGGAGGCCGCCGAGACCGGTGACGTCGAGGCATGAAGGAGCCGTTCTACCTCAGCTACTCCGGGATGTCCACCTATCGGCTGTGCCCGAAGAAGTATCGGCTTCAGTACGTGGACAAGCTCCGGGTGTTCTCGGACCCCAAGAACTCCCTGTTCGGCTCGGTCATGGGCAAGCTGTTCGAGTGGTTCTATGAACGAAAGGCCTACCTGAAGAAGAACCCGACCGCCCTCGTCATGTCGTGGGTTAAAGCCGCCATCGCCCAGGTTTGCGCCGAGAAGAAGTATGACCTCGCGGAAGACCGGCACTTCGCGGTCTCCCTAAAGAACGACATCGAGACCTACGTCCCGACCACCGTCGACGTCATCCGTCAGCACAGGCTGGTGACCCCGGGCTCCGTGGCCGAGTTCGACCTCACCCAGGAGTACACGAGGGGCGACATCACCATGAAGTTTGGCGGCCGCGCCGACTTCCTGCACCGGGCTGGGCAGGGGAGCGTCACCATCCAGGACGGAAAGGGCTCGAAGTACCGGGAGGCCTACGTCGACTCGATGCAGCTCATCTGGTACGCGACGCTCCACTATCTCAAGTACAGGGTTGCCCCGGACCGCATCGGCTTTATCTACTGGCGCTTTCCGAGCGACCCGCTCCAGTGGGTTGACTACGGGGCGAACGATATGCGCGAGGTCATCGATCGCGCCTTCGATACCGAGGAGAAGGTCCGTCTGAAGGTTTTCGGCGCCACTCCGTCCATCAACTGCCGTCGTTGCGACTATCTTTCCGGGTGCGAGGAGGGGACCGAGTTCGTCTCCTCCGTCCGCGTGGAGGCTGCCCGGGTCGTGAGCACGACGTTCGACCTCGATCAGATGTAACCTGAAGGACCCCAGATGAGCGAACTAGATATCGTCAGCGAGATCGAGACTCTTTCCAAGCGCTCCAAGACTCTGCTCGCGCGCAGGGAGACCCTGCAGCAGAACAAGCAGACCATCCTGGCCGAGCTCGAGGCTCGTCGCCGCAGCCTGAAGAAGCTGATGGATGACGTCGAGAAAGAGGGCTTCGACCCGAACAACCTGAAGGCCGACCTGCTCCACAAGATCGAGGTCGAGCGTACCAAGCTCGAGGTCCTGGAGTCCGACTTGGCCACCTCCGAGGCCGTCGTGCGCCCGATGCTGGAAGAGATCAGGAAGGGATGAAGTTCGTATTTAGCTCCAAGGCCGTTGGCGACGGCTTCACGATGGCCAGGATCGTGAAGCCCGAGGCCGGGGACTTCTGCATGCGGTTCGAGAAGGACGGCCTCGTCGTCTTCTCGTACGACAAGCGGCGCTATGTCCGGTCTTCCGTCAGCTACGTCTCCGCGGACGTCCCGGCTGACTTCCGATCCGAGGAGTTCTACGTGACCCCGGAGCGTACCTCCCTGTTCGACTCCGACCTCGAGTCGGTCACCATTAAGATCAACGAGGGATCCCTCTCGGTCAAGGCCGAGGGGGGCGGGCAGAGCCGTCAGGCAAGCCTCAAGCGCCGCGCGAAGCGGTCCAAGAGGACCGCCGTCCCGAACGGCGTCGTCCCGGCCGACGTCGAGTCCGTCCTGGCCGTCCGCAAAGACGTTATAGAGCCTGTCCTGGGACACCTCATGTGCTCGGCCGTCGTCGGAAAGACGGAGGAGGAGATGCGGATAAACCAGATTCACTTCTACTCCGACAAGCGCTGCGCCGTCTCCACCACGAGGTTCTACGGGACCGTCGTCCGCTTGAACGATATCGACGTCCCCGACTTCAGCATCATCGGCACGGACGCCCCGGCCATCCGCACTTTCGCCTCCAGGGCCTCGGTCGGCCTTCTCCAGTTCTCACAGGACAAGAACCGCATGTATGTCTCGGACGGGCTCTCCTGCCTGTCCTTGACGCGCGTCTCCGGGAGGCGGCCCCCGGCTGTCCTGGCCGACAATAGCCTATTCCACTATTCAGCCGTCATCAAGAAAGACCAGCTCTCGAAGGCTTTGGCCTGGGCCGGGACCGTGGTTCAGGACGAGGGGACGAGCCGCGTCCGCTTCCAGTCGAGCTCCGACCGCCTGGTGATGGACTACAACAACGAGAAGATATCGGACTTCGCCCTCGACTCCTATGACCGCGGCGAGCTCGACGCCGACTTCCAGGTCAAGAACTTCAAGCACATCGTCGACCACATCGACGGCGACGTCCGGATCTCCTACAACCATCCGGAGGACCCGACTCTCCTCTGTCTTTCCCCCAAGGACCAACCTTCGGGCTTCTCTGTCTTCCACTATATGAAGGCGATGGTGCAGCGGTGACCAGGGTGGAGCGTCTCAAGAGACTGCGGGAGGACATCGCCGCCGTCAAGGCAAACCGGGATGTCCTTCGCATTCAGATGTCCACGGCCACCACTTTCATCGCCGCCGCCAGGCATAAGGCCGACCTGAACCAGAAGGGCTCCGAGGTCGTCAAGAACTGGCTCGAGGACCTTCTGCGTTCGAACGTGGACTCCATCGCGTCCCTCGTCACGACCGCGCTTCGCCACATTATCTACGACCAGCAGCTGACGTTCCGCATCATCCAGGAGCCGAAGTATAACCGTCTCGCCATGAGGTTCTCCATCGAGGAGGATGGTGTTGAGGCCGACCCGATGTCCTCGTTCGGCGGCGGCGCAGCCGTCGTAGCCTCCTTCGTCCTCCGCGTCGCCATCATGGCTCGTCTGAAGATGTCGAACCTTCTGCTTCTCGACGAGTCGATGTTCGCTCTGGCCAACCGGTACGTCCCGTCGGCCGCCGACTTCATGAAGCAGCTCTCTGAGGAGACCGGGATCAACATCTTCATGGTCACCCATAACGACGAATTCATGTCGAACGCCCACCTCTCCTACGAGGGGTATGTCGATCAGCCCCCCGGGGAGATGAAGTCCCTCCGTCTTCGCCGTCGCGCGTAGGGTTTCCCCGTGAAGCCAGAGTCCGTCGTCCGCAAGAGGGCTGAGCGCCTTCGAGACAGGTATCTTCGAAGGTATGTCGTCCTCTCCCAAGAGAGGCGGCACGACAATTGTGTCTTCAATAAAGAGGTGGCCGTCCGGAATCTCCCTTATTCCCAGTCCGACCTCTCGACCGAGCTTGACCTGGCCCCGAGGAAGGTCACGACACTTCTCGTCATTCAGGAGGACCGTCCGGTCCGGATCTGCATGTACGGGGCCGATAATCCGGCCAAGTGGTCCGGCGATGTCTGCGACGACGAGTCCATAGCCCCGACCTGCAGGTTCTTTATCCCCCTTAGGTCCGCCCAGGAGGCCACGGACGACTTCATGTCCCTGCTCGCGGACGACAAGTACGTCTTCGATAACCTGCGCGACCTGGCTGCCCTCCAGTGGGCGCTCGGGGACCGTCGGCCCCGCCTTCCCTGGTATCGGCGCCTGGTGGCTTTCTTCGTCGGAAAGTATCTTCCGAAGGTCCCCGTTCTCCCTCCCCCTGGCGCTTCCGGGGAGGTAGACCGGGAGCTCGAGGATATATGGAGGGAGTGATATGCTTCTGACCGAGCTTCTTGACCATGACCTCCACCGCTCGCGCGGCGGGACCCCCATCCCCCTAATGCTTGAGGTCCCTGTGTCCAAGGAGAGCTTTCCGGCCGTTGTCAGCGGCACCCGCGGGAAGTTCTTGATCTCCAAGGGCCCTCAGGAGAGCGGCCTGGCCGGCGTCGGCGTGTTCGACTGCGACTCCGACAAGCTGGACGCCGTCATAGGGCCCATGCTCTCCGTCGCCTTCGGCCTGTCGGTCGGCGGATCTCATACCGTCCTGGAGAGGGTCAAGCGCCGCGTGCGCGGGAAGATGGTAGGCGTCCCTATCGAGAAGACGGTCCAGGGGACGTTCAAGAACTCCTTCACCGGAAAGGGCGCCGCCAAGAAAGCGTTCGAGTACGTCCAGGAGAACTCCGGGCTCAAGTTCCAGCCCCATGCGTGCCTCGTTCCGACCTCCTGGGACGAGAAGGCCGCCAAGGTCTTCTTCGGGATCGAGTACGACCCGGGGGAGCGTAAGTTCGCAAAGTGCTGCCGGGTCATATTCCACGACGTCCCCATGCCCGTGTTCTTCTCCCGGCCAGACATGGTCGGCATGTACACGCAGTTCATGAACGGAGGGGCCGCCATCCTGCTCCACAATGTGGAGCTCGGCCTCGCCTTCTGCCCCCAGGGGTGACCTCTGTTCCTTGACGCCTTCCTCGAGTGGTCCGCCGGATGCCTGACGGACTCCGAGGAGGGTCGCTCATACCTTCTTGGCCGCGGGGTGTCCGATGACCAGGTGGCCCGGCACCGCCTCGGCTATGCCGGCGGCGACTACATGCCGGAGATCGGCCGCGACCCGGAGCACGGCGTCGCCTGCGGCGACATGGACCGGCGGCGCGAGTGGTGTGACAGCTGCCGCTTCCTCCGTTGGTCCACGAAGTGGGAGAAGGAGTCCGAGGACGACGAGCAGAAGACCCCGCTTCCGGGCCGGAAGCTCAACGGCTGTGTCGTTTTTCCGCTGACGAGCTACTCCGGCTCCATGGTCGGAATACAAATCCGCTCCCTGGTCGAGAAGGAGTATGATACCTTCCTTCTTAAGCGACGGCCCGAGGGCTACTTCTTCGGAACCTCCATGGCCGTATCCCCCATCTGGGCCCGGAAGGAGGTCTTTCTGGTCGAGGGCGCCCCCGACCATCTCGTCCTCGAGCGCCTGGTCGCCCCAAACGTCCTGGCCCTCACGACCAGCGCCCCGAGCTTCGACCAGGTCCGCTTTGTCCGTCGCTTTGCCTCCTCCGTGAACATGTGCCTGGACATGGACAAGGCCGGAAGAGACGGCTTCGCCGCTTTCCGCGAGAGGAATGCGTCTCGAATGAATGTCCGAGACGTACGCTATCCTTGCCGCAAGCCCAAGGAGAAAGACCTTGGCGACTTCTGGAAGCGGGTGGGCGACGAGGCCTTCCGCCAGTATTTTCTCGACAAGATAAGAACGGAGTTCTGAAGCAATGTCCCAAGAGAACGATGCAGTGCGTGACAAAGAGAAGAAGTCGGAGAAGGTCCCCCTGCTCTTCGGCGAGATGGACTCGGTGGCGGAGATAGCCCAGAAGCTAATCCCGAAGCACCATCCGCATCTCTCCACGGCCCGCATCGAATACATGTGCCGTAACATCGCCGCAAAGCGCGGCGGACGTCCCGTGGCCGGCAACGTCTACAAGATGACCGGGAAGTGGGAGTATCTCACTGAAAGGGACCTGGCCGTCGAGGTCGCCCTCGAGGTCTGGAACGACCTTCAGCCGCACCAGCGCATCGCCCTGGTCGATCATCTTCTGACCCGCATCGTCGGTGAAGAGGATGAGGAGAATGGGACGATGAAATATAAGATCGTCCTTCCCGAGGTACAGGAGTTCACCGAGATCGCTGAGCGCCATGGTCAATGGAATGAAGGCCTGGTGGAAATCGAGAAGTGTCTTCGCCGGTAAAGTGCGTCCATGAATATGGACGCACTTCTCGCACATATTGACGCTGAGAAGACTGAGACAGAGTTCGGACCCCCTAACAAGGGGACTTCAAGAGTGATCCTCTTGTGCCCGTCCTGCTTGCTAACTCATCGCACGACAAAGAGATGTTTTTTCCGAACCTTCTCGAAGTTCGGTAACTATCTGTGCCCGAAGTGTAGACGTACTGACCCTTCTTTCGTCTCCGGGAAATCAATTAGATCCAAGAAGCTATGGGAATCCGATGAGTACAGGGCTTCTCAGCTCTGTTCTTCGAAAAAATACTGGGCTCTTCCTGGATCTAGGGAAGCACGAAGTAAGGCTTCCATTATTCTGTGGGGCGATCAGACATATGCCTCAAAGAGGGCTGTTTCTTTACGTTCTGTCATGGAGTCGCCAGAGTATATGAACGCTTACTCGAACGCCATGATAGAACTCCTCGATGACGGCTCTTTCGCCCTATCTCAGAGCAATAGGATGAAGAAGATGTGGTCGAATGATTCTTACAGGAAGAGAATATCCGACTCCGTCAAGAATAAGTGGGAACAGGATTACGGCGTCCTCATGCGTTGTCTCATGTCCGGCGATGGGTTTCGCTCCATGAAGCGGGCCACCGCTAATCTTCTCTGGTCGGATCCAATCTACAGGGCTTGTCAAAGTGAGGCTTTGAGACAGCTTTGGACCAGAGATGAATATCGTTCCAAGATAGTCAAGGCCTCTCGGGCGCAATGGGATGACCCTTCGTTCCGTGACAGGTTCGCTGCCATTAGGGCTTCATCTCTTGCCTCTGGCAGGAGATCTATGCCGGAGATCGTGACCGCTCGGATACTTGATTCTCTTGCGATCCGATGGGAAGAGCAGAAGGCCATAGGCCCATACGTCTTCGACTTCTTCCTTCCGGACCACCGAATTCTCATCGAGGTCCAAGGTGAATACTGGCATTCGCTCCCGCGGGCTAAGCATAACGATGCCTCCAAGTTTTCGTACGTGTCCGCCTCTCATCCTGATCATCATGTTTTCTACCTTGATGAACGCGACTACCTGAACCCTCATGGCGTTCGCCAGAAGATCCTCGGTTTCATTCATGGGGACGCAGCGTCAGTTCTCGAAGACTTCTCCATGCGTGATGTCATGGTAAGGCTGATCACTAGAGAGTCTTCCCCATCGTCGAAATTCAGGCTGGCTGAAGATTTTCTGAATTCTTTCCATTACGGGAGATATGGTAGGTCCGCCTTCGTCTCGGTCGGAGCTTTTCTCGGGGATAATCTATTGGCCGTCGCTAAGTTCTCCACGCCGGTCCGGAAGGAGGTTGCCACCTCCATGGGGATGAAGTACTCATCTGTGCTTGAGCTCGACCGATTTTGCATACACCCATCTCGCCATAAGCGCAATTTCGCCTCATGGTTTTTATCTAGGTCTTCCGCACTTGCCTTCTCGGCCCGAAAAACGGAGGCCATCGTCTCTTTCGCAGACACGACCTTCGACCACACCGGGGTCATATATAAGGCTGCCGGATGGGCTCTCCATTCCGTCGTCAAGCCTGACTATTATTATGTAAACTCTGACGGATGGATAATGCATAAGAAAACTTTATACTCTCATGCCTCACGCATGGGGCAGAAAGAATCAGAGTATGCTGTCAAGCATGGCTATGTGAAGGTCTTCGGGAAACAGAAGATGAAATACGTTCTACTCGGGCCTCCCGATGCCGTTTGACCTTGCCTACAGGCCCCGCCGCTTCTCCGACGTCCTTGGGAACGACGGCATCAAGAGGCTGATCCTGTCCCGGAGTCGCGGCCACACCCTGGCCGACCAGTCGATGATGTTCAGCGGCCCGAAGGGCTGCGGGAAGACCAGCCTGGCCAGGATCGTGGCCCGGGCCATCAAGTGTCCGGACCTCCGGGACGGGGAGCCGTGCAACGAGTGCCCCTCGTGCGTCTCCATCCTCGAGGAGACGAACCCGGACGTCGAAGAGCTCGACGCGGCCTCCCAGGGAACCGTCGACCGCATCCGGGAGATGATCTCGGACGCGGACTACGGGACGTTCGACGGGACGGACGTCCGTATCTACCTTGTGGATGAGGCGCAGAGGCTCTCGAAGCCCGCCCAGGACGCCTTCCTGAAGGCGATAGAGTCGCGTCTTTTCATTGTCATCATGTGCACGACGGAGCCGAAGAAGATTCTCGGCACCATCGTTGACCGCGTCGAGGAGTATCCGGTCCATGCTCCCCCGCAGTCCGAGATAGAGGCGCGTCTGCGCCACGTGTGCGCCGAGCGCGGTATTCAGGCGGACGACGCGGCCCTCTCCGCGATCGTCCAGATGAACCGGAGGACCCCTCGGACCAGCCTCACCGCCCTCGAGGGCATGTCTGTTCTCGGTCCGGTCACGGTCGCCCTCGTCGGCGAGTACTACCGCCTCTCGAGCTATGAGGCCGTCGCGAAGTTTCTGTCCACTGTCGATTTTGATATTCCGGCGGCCCTCGCCATCTTGGACGACCTTTCGCACCGGGAGAGCCCGACCTGGATCCGGGACACCATGATCGAGGCCGTCACGGGCGCCCAGCGCGTCGCTATAGGCTCCGTCTCGAGCTACCCCGTCCCCGTCTCTTTCTTCCCTATCCGGGGTCGCGACTGGGTGGTGATGGCCAGGGAACTCGGGACCGTTGACCGTCCGTCCATGGCGGACATCGAGGCCGTGGTCCTCTCCGGTTGCCCGGCGGTCCCGCTCCGGTCGGACTCCTTCACCTTCGTTCCCCCTCAGTACGCCCCGACGCAGCCTCCTGTGCTTTTGGCGCCTGTTCTGGAGGGGCTGGCTCGGACTTCTCCCGTCGAGGTTGTCCAAAACCCGCCATCCCCGCCGTCACCGCCACCCCCGCCACCCCCGCTACCCCCGCCACCCCCGGCCCCCACCCCTTCCCCGTCCGTCGAGATCGACGGGGTTCTCTACTCGAGGGAGGAGACGCTCACCAGTCTGGACCGGAAGATAGTCAAGGTGGAGGCTCCTCCGGAGCGAACTACCGTTCGGGTAGAGTTGGACAAGTCCCGTGTCCCGCAATCTGAAGGAGAGTTCGCAAACGGCTTCAAACGAAGGCTCGGCCTCCCCTAAGCGCTGGGTTGTCGTGGAGCTCACTCACGCCGGCGAACAGGAGAAGGACAGTCGAACGCTAACCCGGTCGGTCCACAGGATGCTCGGCCGCCCTTTGAGCGTCTTTGTTCCGTCCCTCTCCACGGACGTTCGCTCTGACTCCCAGATCCTCGTCTACATGGACGGGTATGTCTTCATTGAGTTCCAGGAGGGCGTCCAGTATATGCGTCTGCGTGATACCTCCTATTTCAATGAGGTCATGTGCGCATCGCGCGGCAACTCCCCGGTGTACTCCCTCATCAACGACGATGAGATCAACGGCATTAAGAAGAACATGGAGTCGATCCGCAACGTCGAGTTTGAGCTCGACGACCATGTCGTGGTCAAGAGCGGGACGAACCGTGGGATGCGCGGGATCGTCATGGATGTTCAGGGAGACGAGATAACCGTGAAGCACCCGACCCGCTCCAAGCCTTGCCTCCTTAGCTATAAGTCGACCTATTTGACCAAGGTCGAGCGCGTTGTCTAGCCCCAAGCGCACGGTTCTCGTCGATGGTAACAACCTTCTCCATCGCGCCCACGCCGTCTTCGTAACCAACCGTTCCGGCGACCCGTTGATATCCTCGTCAGGATATCCGACGGGCCTGATATACGGCTTCCTGAGCATGCTTTCGGACTGGGTCTCCTCCATATCCGATCCGACCGGTATGCTCGTCTTCTTCGACGGCGTTCCGCGTCGGCGCCTGGCAATGGACCCTGACTATAAGAAGAAGGACCCTGGGTCTGTCCGGCCGGGCTCCTCCCCCGCCCGGATCCGCCTGTGCGACGGGACGGTCTGCGAGAACGAGCTCGAGGTCATGTCCTACATCCTTTCTCTGATGGGCTCCGACGTCTACCATCATCCGGACGAGGAGGCTGACGACCTGATCGCCTCCTATGTCAAGCAGCATCCTTCCGACGTTCACGTCATCATCTCGTCGGACAGGGACTATTATCAGCTCTTTTCCGAAAGCGACCGTCTTGTCATTTACCGTCCCGGACATGCCGGCGGAATCCGTTTTTTCGACGCCGACACGGCCGAGCGTGACCTCCTGAAGAAGTATGAGGCCCCCCTTCGGCCCACAGACATTCTCATGTTCAAGGCTCTGACCGGCGACCATTCCGACAAGATCCCCGGCGTTCCGCGTCTTCGGAAGCGTGTCGCAGCCCCCCTCTGCCGCCACCGGACGGTTGACGACCTCATGGCGACCGGCCTTCCCGGCTTCTCCAAGGAGGAGAAGCGCAAGACTGAGGAGGCCCGGGACCGGATCGCCCTGAACCTGAAGCTCATCGCCCTGGACTCCAGCGTCGACCTTTCCGAGACCCGCCGTCCCGCCCTCGACGACGTCCGCCTGGCCGGCAGGGTCCTCCGTGAGGACCTCGGGATAGTTCATGTCTCCCCGAGCTCCTTCCGCTTCGCCGGCTCCCGCGTGCGCCATGGCGGGGCCGCCGAGTTCAACCCTCTTCCGGACTTCCTTCGCGACATCTGAGTCCTCCGAGGCTTTCGCGTCGTCCCACGGCGCCCTCGTCCTTGTTTTCCGGTAGTGTTCAGCGTCGGGCCCTCCAGCCCTAGATGAAGACTGATACCCGGACCTCGGTCGCTCGGACCCCATACGGATACGGATACGGATATGAAAACCACCGCGGCGATGGCCGCGACGGCTGGAGTGTGCGTGTCCCACATACTAATTTCCGATCCCCAGGATATCTCCTCTAGGTTCAGCAATAGGCAGCGTCTCGGGTGTGACGGCGAGTCAGCCTTCGAGATGGACGACCTCGAGAACATTATCGAGAGAAGCCTGGCTCCCGCCCCCGAGGAGGAACTTCTCGCCTCCGGCGGCCAACTTCCGGACTTCGGCGCCGTCGAGCACCACCTCGACAGGATTCCCGCCCGCGAGGCCGACCTGATCGAGATGTACTTCCGCGACTCGATGAAGCAGGAGCAGATCGCCCGCTACTTCAACATAACGCAGGCTGCCGTCTCGTACCGCCTGCACCGCGGCATCCGCCGCATCCAGTTCCTCCGCACTATCCCGGAGCTCGACCGGGACGACTTCGAGGTCGAGCTTGGGCCGAAGTTCTCGGACCAGGACCGCGAGATCCTGTGGCTCATGTACGAGACGACCTGTCAGTCGGAGATCGCCAAGCGCCTCAGTCTGACGCAGGGCCGCGTCCGTCACCGCTTCTTCCGCGCCCTGAACAAGATCAAGGAGCTTATTGCCGACGAGGCCCGGGATGTGGAGGCCCACGTTCGCCTCGAGCAGCGGCGCGGCACCAAGACCGGCGGCGACGAGGAGCTCCTGAGGGAGGTCGAGGAAGCGACCAAGGCCTCGCGCTACGCGAAATACTGGACCGTGTTTTTTGCCATTTCAGATAAACATTTCAACATTTTACACGAGGTATCGCTCCCCCAATTTCGAGACAGAGGTGAAGCTCAAATTCTTTCTGTCGGATGATGGTAATATGAGACAAGCACTTTAATGTTTCATGACTAATTGACAAAATTCAGTCATTGTGCTATTTTTCTTTCATGGAAGATGCACGAAGTTGCCCCGTTTGCGGTAAGCCGATCTCGAAGTGGAGGAAATCTTGTTCCGTCGAGTGTGCTAATACTTTGCGGACGAAACCTGATGTTCCGTGTGCCCGCCCTGGCTGTCCGAACATGTCCGCCAAGACGAAGGGTGGTACTAAATACTGTCATATATCTTGCTTCAACCTCCACCGTAGAGAACGAAAGAAGGATCTTGTCCCCCCTTCTTGTCCGGATGGTGTCAAGGCGATCCCATTGTCTCAAGGACAATGGGCTTTCGTGGACGAAGCTGACTATGAAGTTGTTTCGTCTTTCAACTGGTGCGTTGCTAACGCGGCTTCGTCCGGCTCTTCTCCTATTTACTATGCGAAGAGGACAGATAATAATCAATATATGCACGCGTTTTTGCTCGGGTTGACCGGTGGGTCGGCAGAGGGCCTTCATGGGACAGGGGGAACCCTCGACAACACGAGGAAGAACATTAGATCCGGGACCGGGAGAGAGAACCAGCGTGATCGGGGTGCCACCGGTTCTACTTCAAGGTATAAGGGTGTATCCTGGAACCGTCAGGTCCGGTCTTGGGCGTCCCATATTGCGGCCGGAGATAAATATAAGCATATAGGTTATTTCCGTGATGATGTTGATGCCGCCATGGCCTATGATGTTCAGGCTAGGGAGCTCCATCGTGAGTTCGGAAGATATAATTTTCCGCTCTCTGGTGAAATTTCCGCTCTTGGTCCTGAAACTGAAAGGACTTGTGTTCAGTGCGGACTTTCTTTTCTCGGCCCGATCGGTCTTGAGTATTGCGGCAAGCGATGTCTCATTAGCTCGTCAATTTCTTCCCGTCCATGCTTGTCGTGCGGAGTCTTCATATCTGGTCTTCGAAAGTTCTGTGGTCTCGCCTGTCGTCGTAGTTTTATCGTTCTTTCAGAATCCTCCCCTTTCCCCGCCCCTGTTCCCGGTGCAACTTGGATCAGGCTCTCTCTCGGTAAATTCTGTCTCATAGATGATGCTGATTCCTTGTTAGTTCTTGGTCCCGAGAGAGATCAAAAATGGTATGCGAAGGAGGGCAACAGCGGAAACTGGTATGCCTGTCGTGCTGCATCCTCTAGCGAGAGGATGTACTTCGGCAGAGTGGTCTTAATGCACCGTCTTCTTTCGGGGCTGACGAAGAACGACGGCCGCGACGTTGATCATGCTGACAGGAACGGTCTCAATAACCGTCGCGAGAATTTTCGTATAACCAACAACTCGGGGAACCATATGAACGAGGTGTTCAAAGGTGCTTCCGGATATAAGGGTGTTTCGGATCTTGGTGAAGGCTGGTTTCTTGCTAAGATTTATGCGAACGGTCACTATGAGTATCTCGGTAGATTCAGGGACCCCGCTGAGGCCGCCAGAGTGTATGATGCCCGGGCTAGAGTTCTCCATGGTTCGTCTGGCCGTTATAACTTTCCTCTTGACGGGGAGAATTCTGCGTCATGAGCACAATGTCTGTGGTCAGGGACTTCGGGTATCTGCCTGTCCCCGAGCTTCCTTCTGATATTTACTGGCGACTAAGTCGTAGTCGTGTGAGCGGGAAGGTCCCGCAATCGAACGTCGGAATAAACTATCTAGACAATATTTTCCGGCACCGGTTTAAGGCTAGAAGTGGCGGCTCCCTTTCCTTCCACGACGCCTTCCACGACGATAAGTCCGTCCAGACCGTCATAGACTACATATGTGGAAGTGGGCGGGAGCCAACTCCGGACCTCGTTATTAGGAACCTTAAGTTCAATGTTCGTCTCCCCTCTCATTTTCTTCCGGACACCTCTTCGGCCCTCTGCGGGGCTTTCGCGAACGGCGGGTCTGTTTTTGACGCTTTTACTGGCTGGGGTGGCAGATCACTTGGTGCCATTTGCTCCGGTGTGTCCCGTGTCTTCAGTACTGACATTCAGTCATTGTCGACTGAATCCGGGAAGATCATGTCTCGTGATTTTTCGAGTTTGTCGGGAACTATCTGTTCTTTTTTGAATGCCGATTTTCGTGTTTTTGCGGACGGTTTCTCCGACAAGTTTGATCTAATCCTTGCCTCTCCCCCGTTCTTTGATACGGAAGACTACGGAGTTAAGTCGAATTTGAGTGTTCGTGGCTGGCTTGATGGTGTTGTGATCCCTCTTGTCAAAAGTTCAGTTCGTCTCTTGAAGCCGGGCGGGTATGTCGCCGTACATGCTCAAGATCAATCGAGAATACAGGCTTTGAGCATCATATATTCTGCTTTCTCCTGCTCTGGACTGCGTTTTTCTAACGAGTTCAAATACGGGAAGAAGCCCGGCCAGTCCATACTGGTCTGGAAGCTAGACTGACGGCTTTTTTATCCTCACTTCCGTCGCATGGCGACACTCCCGAGTTCGGTTCCATCGATCCTTCCCTCGACCCGGGGGTCTTCGATCTCGAATCCGTTCTCGGTCTCTTTGTGAAAAAGTGACCTAGAGGATAGTTTTCAGGACGGCGAGGGTCATGGCCAGCGCCAGGACTACTATTGTCACCATCAGCCACCCGAGCGGGTTGTTCGGCACTACCAGGCGGATGGCCCCCTTCGGCGGGAGGGACTCCTTGCTGATGGTCGCGCTGGCCTTCTCGATGCGCGCGTTCAGGTCGTCGAAGACTTTGCTATCCTCTTCCCACTCGGGCAGGACGAGCTCTTGTATCTTCGGTGACACCTTCTCGGACCCCGTGTAGGGGTTCCGGCAGAGCGCGCACCGCTTACTGCCCACTGCGTTCCTCGCCTTGCACAGCGGGCATTCCCAGAGCATGTCCATCGGGTGACCTTACGCCTAATCGGCTTCTTTTCGGGCGCCCACTTCGATGACGACCGTCTCCGGAAGCGCGTTCGAATTCTCCCTGGAGTCCACCGGCGGGCTTTGGCGGTGGAAGGTCGTGTCCCAGAATGTGTCCGGGGCCGGAGTTTCCTACGAGGTCTCGTGCATAGACACCCCATGGGGGCCTCTCTACCAGACCGCCATCCCGGTCCCGGCGGACGTGATCCAGGCTATGGCCCAGGGCATAGTCGAGGTGCAGCAACAGCTTTCTCCTCTGCTCGCCCTCCTCAACCCGTCCCAGGTTTCCTTCGTGGTCGTCATAACCGAGGGTGACCCGAACCTCGTCGTTGCCGACGTCCCTTTCTTCAACGCCGGCGCTTTCGGTTCCTCCCTGACGGCGACCGCGACCCCGAGCGCCGCCTGGCTGCGCGCCGACCCGGGGCAGGTCGCCGGGCTTGGAAAGAACGATCAGGGGGAGTTCACGGTCACGCTTTTCACGGGCTCGCTCGCGGCGAACGCCTCCCCGTACCTGGCCGCCGTAAACCTTCAGGACAACCGGGTCCCCTCGACCCTCATCCCCCTCACGTTCTCGGTCTCCGTCCTCCCGCGTCCTGTCATATCCCTCGACCAGATGGACCTCTCCTTCACCTGGTATCAGTCCACCTCGTCCGGCGACGGTCCGTTCACGGTCAACGTCTCGAACTCCGGCCCCCCGAGCTCTTCCATGGACTGGGTGGCGGCCCTCCTCAACGCCTCCCGCTGGCTCTCCTTCACCCCGACGTCCGGCGGCCCGCTCGCCTCCTCCGCCTCCCAGGCGGTCTCCCTCTCGCTCAACCCGTCCTGCATCCCGTCGACCCCCGGGACCTATGCGGACAAGCTTCGCTTTTCCTCCCCGAACGCCTCGAACGGGTATGTCGACGTCCAGGTCGTGCTAAACATCCTCCCCTGACGGGAGCGGTTAGGCTTGTTGTCCGGCCTCCTCGCAGGTCAGATGAGCAAGCTAGACGTGTCCGATCTCAGGTTCTCCTCCTCGTCCCTCGACGACTTCTTCGCCCCCGCGAAGCAGCCCGCCGTGCGCTCGGCGTCCGTCGGCACGAGGCACCGCGTGGCGAGCCTCCATCAGCTCGCGGGCTTCAGCATGGTCGCCGAGGACACGCTCGTCCGCGTCTCCCAGCAGGACTTCTGGAAGCTCGGGCAGGATGGGGAGGGCTACTTCATCGAGCGTCTCGTCTCGGACGACGAAGGCCCGATCCGAGAGGGTTGATCCATGTCTACCGGCTGGATTACGAAGCCTCCGGTGCAGTTCGACGACCTCCGCCGGTCTGATCTCGGCGACGTGTATGTCGCCGAGGTCGATGGCACTACGAACGATCAATTCGCCTTGACCGACGGTCATGGATTCCTCTGGGCCCACCGTCATCCCGATCTCGGGATCGCGACTTATACTTCTTGGGTCGACTCTATGAACGGGGATAGCCTCCCGACGATTCAGGAAGCCGTCTCCGAAAAGTTTGGGGTCGAGTGGTTCAGCGAACACGACGACGAGTTCCATGACGATGACGATGACGATGGCTCTTCTCGCCTGTCCTCCATGGCACTTCGCGTCGCCGGATTCCGGAGCTAGTCATGGACTTTTCCGCTTTTGTCGTGTATTGTCGGGCGGCCTCTCTGGCCCTTGACGAGTACTTCTGCAACGCCGACAAGGGTCGTGACAAGAAGGATCCCGTCTACCAGTACGTGGTGGAGGGCCGCGACATCCCTGCCACGTACACGAGCTACTCCTCCTGCGCCGACCGCGCGCACGCCAAGCTCTGGCGCCTCGGCTGCCGCCGCAAGTTCGTGAACCGCGAGGAGCGCACCCCCCTCCCCCACGACTGGCACACCGGCCAGAACATCTCGTCCCTCCACGACGTCGCCGCCGGCTCCCCGTGCATGGTGAACAAGTCCGGCTTCGCCTGCCCTCCCGGCGCCTCCTGGGTCCCGGCGCCGGGCGACGAGATGCTCATCTGGAACAAAGACAACGGCTCGGACGCCCACAGCCTTTCCATCCTCGCCTTCGACGGGACCTCGGCCAAGACCGCCAACTACGGGACAATGGGCATGTCCGCCCTCTCCTTCCCTGGATGCAAGGAGGGCACCTCCTCCCTCTCGTTCTCCAACGGGATGTGGAAGTACGGCTCAAAGCTCGTCCAGCGCGTCCTGACCATGGAGGCCATAGCGGCCACCCTCACCGAGGCCCCGGACCTGACCGACATCGACGGCGTGGTGCTCTACGGGATGTCCGAGTCCCTGGACATGATGAACGCCTTCAGGGCTTGAGTACCGTTTTCGGTGGTTCCGAAAACATGTAAAAAGTGTGGTCTTGCCGGCGAGTTCAGGACCCGGAAGAAACGCGGGAAGACGGTCTCCATATCGACCTGTAAAGAGTGTGAGAAGGCCTACAACCGGACCTACCACTCGGAGAATCGGAGTGTCATCCTTACTCGTCTCTCAAACAGGGTCGAGAAGGATAGGACATGCACGGTCTGTCTTCTCCCGAAGAAGAAAGGCGAGTTCCATAAGCGAGCCACCCAATGTAAGGAGTGTCGGCCTGGCGAGCTTCGTAAATATAGACTTTCCAACCATGATGATCTTGCTTTCAAGTATTCTTGCAGCGTCCGCAGCATGCATGATCAGATTCATGATCTTCTCGGGGACTCCTGCGCGTTGTGTGGTGAACCTGAGAGGGAGTTCCTGGTCGTCGACCATGTCAATAATGACCGAAGGAACGAGAGAAGAAAGCACTCGCATGCCTGGAAACGTGATATCATCAAGGGTCTGAACGACCTTTCGAGATACCGTATCCTATGCAGGAACTGCAATGAGTCCAGACAGAGGAAAAATCCGGTCCAACTTCTGAAAGAGCGTGTCCCGACCGGTCTCAGTAAATTCTGTCCCTCTTGCAGTTCGGATCTCGACACATCTCTCTTTAGTCCGAACGGATTGGTCCTGCGCAGCTCTTGCCTCTCTTGTGAGCGCCAGAAGCGCTTTTCTGTAGCCATTGAATGTTATGCTCTTTTGGGCGGTTCATGTAGGTGTTGCGGAGCTTCAGACCCACATTCTCTGAATGTTGACCATGTACATGATGACGGGGGCGTTCGAAGGAAATCCGGGGAGACGACCGGTATCGAACAATATAGGAAGATTCTGAACGGGTCTCTAGATAAGTCGGACTTCCAGGTCCTTTGCGCGAACTGCAACTACAGTAAATGGCGCCACGGCGGTGTTTGTCTTCATTCTTTGATAGCCTCTAAGGTCGCATGACCTTTCGCGACCTGCATGGTATGGCCTCCCGCCTGGCCGGAGTCGGGAATATACGTACCGCTGGAAAAATCGAGTTCATAAAGCATGAGGGGCCCCTCCGCCGCGACGTGCGCGTCCAGGGCTTCAAGTGGGATCCCGAGATCCACAGGAACCTCGCCAAGACCCTCTGGGCCATCGACCGCTCGCACAGCTACGGCATGGCGGCCCTCCGTCTCTTCTCGAAGATGAACTCGTCCGAGTTCAGCCCGGACGGCCTCCTCGGCGGCCGGGGCTACATCCAGAAGGTGAAGGACCTGCGCTCTAGCCTGAGCCAGGCCGTCGAGGTCCTCTCGACATTCGCCGACACGATGCACGACGAGGTGAACGCCGACCACTGGCGCGCCGCCATGGAGGAGGATCCCTCCACCAAGGACATCGTCTCCGAGGCCGACACCCAGAACCCGGAGCAGTACGTCCAGAAGACCTTCCAGCAGGAGGTCCCCTCCGCGGAGGAGGGCCTCGACGCCTACAAGAACCCCGAGCCGGACGACTTCAACCCCTTCGTCGAGGGCGAAGAGGACGAGGACGAGGACGAATGGTGGGCCACTCCCGCCCCCGGCGGCGACCAGGGAACCCAGGTGGCCTCCGCCGCCGGCGGCGAGGAGGTCCCCGAGCCGGGCCCTAAGTCCGCCATCCCGACCGACGACGGCGACCAGGAGGAGGGCTCCTCCCTGGTCGAGGACATCATGAACACCACGGGCGGCCCTGCGCGCGGCCCGTATTTCGCCGCCATCGACCGCCTCATCGAGAGGGCGCCGAGGCTCGCTGCTTTCCGCCGCTCGGGCGACTCTGTGACCATTGCGGACTCCTCCGTCGACCCGTCCTCCCTCCCGGGCGGCCCGCGCATCCTGCACGTCGGTCCCGCGGAGTCCCCGGAGGAGCTCGGCGGATACACGGACGACGACTTCGGCGCCGTGGACGCCCCCGGCTTCGACGGCTTTCAGGGCAATGACCCGATCTACGAGGGCCAGGACGCCAACATGGACGGGGTCACCGGCTATGGCGACCCCACTGACGGAGACTCGACGACCTTCAAGGCCTCCTCGATCTCCCCGATGGCCGAGCGTTTGGCCGCCAACACCTACTCCTGGCTCCCCGGCTCCCGCAACGAGAAGCTGATGCCGTACTACGACCTCGGCGCCAGCGCCGAGGACGTCGCGTGGATGGCCGCGAACGACGCCCCGGAGCCCCCGGCCGGCATGGCGCCGCGGCCGAGGAAGCCCCCGAACGATCCCCTGTGGGACGCCGCCAGGAGCATGCGTGGCCAGTTCTCTTCCGACTGACGATGCCCTGTCGAAGGCCGTCGACACCTTCGGGTATGGCACCTACGACGGACAGCGGGATGACGATCTTCACGGAGAGGACGATGAGTCGCGCGAGCCTGCCGGCAGCTCCCTGCCGAGTGAGCCGTCCGAGGGCTTCGACATGGAGTTCATGCTCAGCTACCCGCAGGAGCAGGCTATGGGTCCGAAGCATGCGTCCATCGACTGGTTCTTCTCGTCCATTCTTCCGGGCGACGGCGACAGGCCCTCTCCTGGCCCCCGTCCCGCGGACAAGACGATCGACGACCTGGCCGCCCCTCCCTCCGATGTCCGGATTTCAGACACCTCCCTTCCGAGCGACTCGGACAATCCGGCTGCCCGCTCTGACTATTACGACAAGATGACGATGGGTCACTCCAAGGCCGGTCCTGGCCGCCTCCTCACGTTCGACGACATACGCCGTTTCGTCCCTCCTGACATGACGAAGCGGGACTGCGAGCTCGATCTCCTTCGTGGGGTCGAGGAGGCCGACCGTATTCTCGGCGCCGCGATGGCCGACATCTGGCCGTCCGAGGACTCCGGCTCCTACGTTACGACCGAGAAGAAGGACATCTCGGATCAGAGCGACATCACGCCCGAGCTCGAGGAGACGGACGAGCCGGGCGTCGCCTACAAGGAGAAGGGTGGCCACTACGTCGACCAGGACGGCTACGTCGAGAGTTTCCCGGAGCCCGAGCGGAACGATTCGTCGCAGGAGGACTCTCTGGGCGCCCTTGGGAACGCGTGGTCCGGGTACACCGTCGAGGACATGTCAACCCCCTCCGGCTTTCCTACCGACAATTTCACGGAGGAGGCGGACTATATGGACGAGAACCCGATCCTCCCCGAAGTCTGGCATCTTCAGCCTTTTGGTTTTGCTTCAACGTCAGGAACAGTCAAAATGAACAGGCAAGCCACGGACATCAAGAAGGTCAGGGAGCTGACCGCTTCCTTTCTCAAGGAACACGGGCGCAAGAGCATCGTGCGCCGCAGCGTCCTCTCCTTCCTCCAGGGCGAGGGCCTGCCCCAGTATCTCGCGTCGGACATCATCCGCTGCATGAAGCACGACCACGGGATCCTCGTCCCGGACGTCATGGACACGTTCCCGCTCGCCAAGGATGCTCCTGAAGACCTGCGCCGTCTGGCCTCCCTGCATGGCCGCCTTCTCGAGCTGAGTATGACGACCGCCAACCGGAGGGTAGCGTCCAGGCTCACCCAGTGCGCGGCCAGCGTGGCTCGCGCTCTGGC